GCGGTCTGGAGCAGTTGCTGAGAGGTCATTTGATCCTTTGAGTAGTGTGGGTCGGGGTGTTCCCCCGATGAACATAGTATGGCACCCCTGAGAGCCCCCTGGAAGCCCCTCTATGCCACTTGCCGAAGTGTCACAGTGTCATAGAGGCAGGGGCACCTAAACGTGCTATGAATGCCCTTGTGGATGTGTATAAAAAAAGAGGGGCTAATGCCCCCCTTGAAATATTTTATTCACTCACCATAATCATCGTAGTCCTTGAATTTGGTCTGGCGTTTGTTCCTTGTGGAATAACGTTTAGCGTTTTGGATATCGTATCCAAAATTCTCGTAGTCATCTTCAAGGGGCAGATCTTTAACGGGATCTGTGTACTTACGACTTGTTTTTGCCATTTTTAACTCAATTTACTCCAGTTGTTGTGGTATTTGGGTTATTTATTGTTCAAACAGTGACTAGTTGAAGAGTTTGATCTTCTTTTAGTGCTCGATTGAACAAACGACCAACACTTTGGTTGTTTTCTACAGCATTCTCAACGGTATTTACAAAATTACCAGTGGTATCACGGTAATTATAGCTCTTACCACTGTTAAATGTAATAGTAACAAGGTTATCACTATCTTGTGTTACAGTGTTAATAGCAGTAGAATCAATGTTGTTAATGGTTTTCATGTTCATCAATTAAATGTTAAAGTTTAACTTTGAAGTTTTTGGAAAATCTCAAAAACCTTAAATTTCAAGTTTTTGAGTTTTTTGGATTTTTGGGATTTCTCGATTTTTGAGATTTCCGAACTTCATGAATACAGTGTAGCAGGTTTTTCTGGGCTTGTCAACCCCCTGTGCCAGTCCTCGAAGTGGCTAGGAGTTTTTCCACAGGGTTGTGGAAAACTATCTTGGAGGTGCTCGAAGCATATATAGAACTATTTGTCAAGCCCCTGTGTGACACTTGGAGAACTGGCACATAAATCCTTGACTTTCGAGTGGTGGCGGGCTTAGACAACAACACCTCCGTACATTTCCATGCTTTCAGCAACAATTAACGAAAGCTTATGTGAGCAATTCAAAACACTCAACTATGTTTTTTTAAACATTTATTAATATACTAGTTTTCCACAGGTTTTTCCACAGGTATGTGGAAAACTCAAAGGTATCATTGAGAACATCTCAGTCATACACTGGATACTCTACCTGCGGAAAGTAGCTGCCCTAATAGAGTTTTCTTGTGGTGTTACCCATTCAAGATTACTTACATGATTATTTGTTTGTACATGATCCATATGATTAACATAGATCATTTCACTTATAATCTCTTTGACTGGTGATGGTAATTCTTTCCAATGTGTTTTCAATCTATCAGGTGGATACTTTTCTATTGGTTTATATGTTTCCATTACTAACCTATGAACATATACTCTACGTTGATATGTTGTACAATTTAAATTTTTTCTTTTCTTTTGGTAGTGTTCATCATTGGGTAATAATCCATATGGTATTGCTAGGCGAACAGATAGGTAATCTTGTTTTTTATTCCATCTTGTTTGTATCATTTCTACCATTGGTCCTGTGTTGTCAAACCGAGTAATCTTTCCTTTGTTTCTGATTCTGATTCTAGTAGTGAATACACGTCCATCGGTGGAAACATAGTAACCAGGAATGATTTTACCACAAAATACTGCTGCTTTGATCATACATTCATCCATTCATGTACAGGATAATCCATTTGATCGAGCAAACAAGCAGCAACTTCATTCATTGCCACATTACGATCTGTTCCATGAACGTTGGCTTGAAGATCCATTGCTCGAATATAAAGAGCATCAGCAAGAGCTGTACGCTGCTCAGGAGTGAGAGTGATGGTGACAGTGGTGTTCATGTGAGTTGTTTGAACTGTGCTTATTGTAGGGGCTGCTGAGTGGTGTTGGTGAGTGGTGTGTGCCAGTTGAATCAGTGGCACAATCAAATACTCTTGTGATAGCTGCCCACATTAATGTCAAAAGCAACAATCCAACGTGGTGTTGAGATAGGTACAGTCCAATGTAGAATCTTACCTGGAAAGATTAATACATCTCCTTCTTTACATTGTTCAGACAATACAATACCATCGAACAATGGATAAGTATTTGACGAATTATTCGTTGGTAGAAATCTTGTTGGATTGGGTTCTTCTAGATGTAGAAGATAGATTCCTGTGAAATCTGATTGATAATGCCTATGTGGATGACAGATTTCATTTGGTTCGTAGTAATTCCACCACACAGCATTCACCTTTGAATTCGTCAATTTAATCTTATTCAAATGAATATCAAACTCACTTAACATTTGATTAAATGGATTCCAGATCACTTCTCGTACAAACTCTTCATGAAACAAATCAAAGTTACTCAGTGTACTAGTAGTAATACATGTACCATTAGCAGTAGCACGAAAAGCACGATCTTTATCCTTCTCTAGTTTAGGAAGAATAATCTCCTTGTGTTGTTGGTGATTTGGTATGGAATGATAAAAGAAAAACTCTGGGGTGAATGTGTGTATCATTTACGTTTTCTTTCCTTGTAATCCTGTTTCAGTTCTTTCTCATTGTAATACAAGAACACTTCATCAGGATACTGACCAATCCATTCGATATACTCATCACCTAAGGCAATGGCATCATCCATACGATTCTCAGACATCAATTCTTGAAAGCGATCTTGCATGTATAATAAAATCTGGTCTGATTGCTCAGACACAGACTCATACTCTCTTTCTTGTTGTCGTTGTTCTTGATCTGGTGTCATACTACCTCCACCGTAACTCTATTTGACAGATGATCGTAAGTTACAAACTTACAGTTTTCAGGAAGACATTCTGCTATTCCACGGGCGAAGTCATTTGGGAAATGTCCATGATACCTCCAGAACAGTTGCTGTTCTTTTGGTGTGAGAGATTGTTTTGGAATTGGTTGGTATTCAGTTTGAGTTACAGGAACTAACTCGGCAAGTTCCCTGACGTGATCTGCTACTATGTTCATTTGACATACATGGGGTGAGGAGTGTGCTGTTGAAGAAAGTCAACGACTGCTTTGTACAATTGATACTGATCAGGAGAGAGATCCATCCAATCAATCAGATCAAAAGAATCCCAGTCAACTTGACCATCTTGGTTGACATTACAGATTACAGCGGCACCCATCTCATCGAGTGTGATGGCTTTGCCTTCGATTACAAAGTACATTTCGTCGTGTTCCATGATTTTCAGTGATGTATGAGAACAGTGTAGCAGATCAGTTGGTGGATGTCAACACCTTGGGGAGACCCACAAGGATCAGGAAAGAGAGTAGAGCCACAACATCCCAACACTTATTCCGTATCATATACGGAAGTGCTAGGGCATTGGCTACCATGTATAACTTGGCACCTGTTACAGTGTCATGGTACATGGTAATGTAATACGCTGTGATTACAAGAATAGATGATATGATTCTTGCTTTTACATCAGGTTTCATACTCTTTGAGGACAATGTTCTTTGATTTAGGGAACATATCTTCCTTCCTCATGGCATATTCTACGAAACGCTCCACACGTTCGAGACTAGTATCATGTGATTGTGACATCATCTCACTCGTATACTTCAACATCATGAACAAATCATCACGACATTCTACCCAAATACCAAATCGTCGTACTTGAGCATGATACCAGTGAATATCAGGATTGTTTGTTAACGATGGCCTTCGAATAATTCTCATTTTCATGGTGTTACCTCTTGTGTAGGGGACTCTGGAGGAGCTGGGGGCACTTGTGGCGTGGGTGGCAGCTGTGGTACAACAGGAGCCTGCTGCTGGGGCTGCTGGAGGGGTGTGGTGAGCTTTTCTTCTAGCTTCTGCTCCAATTGAGTTAATTTCTGTTCAATGGCAGGCTGTGGTTCTTCTGGTTTGTATTCTGGCTGATTCTGTGCCAGTTTATATCCAGCAGCACCAGCAGCAAAAATACTAGCCAATGCTGCTACTGTGGAGACAGTCGATTGAAACTTGCTCATTGTTGATGTGTTCAGTTGATGTTACAGAAATCAAACTCATCTAATAAGTCATTTGGGACAGTTTCGATAGTGTCCTTCAAATAGACATTTTCTATATCCTGTAGGATATTCTGCCTGGCGTTGTAATCATCCAGGTAATCCACATGTTCAAAATCAGAAAAATAAGTCATAATTCGTGTGAATGGTTTCCTCTTACAAGTTCAACTTTATCATATCTGTCGGGATACACGATCAAACATACATCCCGTACTGGTTCTGTTGGAAATTCTTTAACACAGATGGTCATATATTTCTCACATACAAATCGTACATGACCATACATGTTATTATAATACACTTCTGTTCCTACGGGCAGCATACTCGTACTCTGTAATTGGTTCTTCTCCTGTAGTTGCTCCATCATTATCAGGGTACATAGAATTAACAATATACAATGCTTGATGTGAATTATTTGCTATCACATACACATCAGCAGTGATACAATTGGGTACATCTTCGGGAGCATCTTGTAATGGCAAAGCAACTTCTACAAGATATACATGACCATGCTTGAGATGATTATCAAAGTCAATAATAAGATCAGACATCATACTCTTTGTCTATTTCACAGGACAGTTCGAACTTCAATTCTTCAAGCTCATCACGAAGAAACTCATTTTCTTTCTGAAGAGCACTGTTTACTTCACGAAGTTCTTTGATGATAGCGTTTGCTTGTTCGATGCTAACAGTCATATGGAGTAAGTAAAAAACTAATCAAGTATATGTAGCATACTCGGTTTTGTCAACCTCGTATGTCTTGACATCAGGACCAAATCGTGGGAATGTATGTTTACAATCAGGACATTGATAGTATTCTGTACGATCTGTTTCTATATTGTAACAAGCATTAATACGGGAAAAGAAGTATGGCCAAGAGTAATGCTCTCGCCGTTCCTCAGGTATTGCGGAAGTAACCCAATTAGTTCCGCATTCAGGACAATGTGTAAGATCTCTAACGGATACTCGAATCATAAAAACTCAGCAATGTAGTAATCAACAGTGATTTCAAGTTCCGCAGCCTTCTCTTCGAGTGCCATCATGAACAGATCATCAATTGGTGTTTCTTCTTCAATCATTTGGAATACTTACAATTTGGGTGGTGTGGTTGTTCTTGGCATATTGTATCATATGCTTTGAACAATTGGGTGTCACGTTTGATGAGAAAGGCGTTGTAGCCGAGAATGGCTACAACTGCCAAAAAAGCGTAAGTTGTTTTCATTTGTACAGATAACCTCCTGCCCAATCAGCATGTTCATACAACCACTCACGGGATTGCTCCAGTGTCAAATTGAAACGTACATCTTTTGCTGGACCAGACCATGATGCTGGTTTGAATACTTCACCGTTGTTACGATCAATGAAAGCATGAACATGTTGCTGTCCACCAGAATCCTTCATGATCAGTTTCAGATACTTACGACCACGACGAAAATAGAATTCGACACTGGGACCATGATTTTTGATTTCTTCGATCTTTTGAGCATGGTAATCCATGTTGATTTCTTCACGAATCGAACGCTGGTGAGAGCGAATCTGCTGATTCTTCAGGTTCATGTAGAGGGCATCACACAGCATCACAGCGTAATCTTCGATTTTCTCAGCGGTGAGTGTGGTGTTCATGGGAAGGTGCTCCGTTGATTACTCTGTAATTATAGGGTGTGTGGGACGGATCTGTGGTGGTCAGTGTGCCACTTTCAGAACTGTCCCACTGTGCTCAGGCATCGTAACCAGCGTAACGTAGCATGGCACGTCGAGCATCGTAGGCAGTAAACTCATTGGGGTAGACACCAAGGCAGTGGCGAGTCTCACGATCAATGATCTCCCACTTGCTCGTACCAATCCTAGCACGAATGATCATGGGGTTGTCAATGCCCAGGGGATAGGGCTTCTTAGTGGTGGTGCTCATGGGGGTCTCCCTTGACTACCCTCGTATCATAGCATGAAAAAGGGGCTGGTCAAGCCCCCGTGACGGTTTGTGTGGTGTCTATGACAATACGATGTGGGGAGCAGCATTGAAGTATGCTACAAAATTCTTCTTGTTTTTCTTGAATGATTTCTGGAGGTAATCTTCCATAACAGTGTTCTCATTACCTTGAAAGATTTTGTATCCACTCTTAGTAATTAAACCAAACAATGATAAGAACATTCTTTGTTTGAGATATTTGTGCATTGAAGGACCACCTCTAAACAAAAACCAAGCACATTGACAAGCAATGTAGTGAGCATTCAATCTCTTAGGATCTTTAGTTACAATCCTAGATGAATTTCTCATAGGTCTTGTTGTACTTAATATGAGATGTTCCTGATAAACATGATATTTGTTGGAAGATGGAGAATATGCCTCCAAAAACGTTATCAAATTCTTTGCTTCGCCCACGTTGGCTCTTTTGTCTGATGTGAGTATCATTTTCTTTTCCACATCATTTAATGCCTTCTCATATTCAGACTTCAAATTTTTAGGTATTATTGATGAGGGATCTTTAGTAGATCCATGAATAGCATAGAAAAATGCTGCTCTTCTTAATTTAACCAATTCATTTAAAATTCCAGAATATTCATTGTATCTAACAAATAGTTCGCCAATAGGAATAGTTGTGGCTCCACCAGTCCAATTTCCTGGTGCTTCTTGTCCTTTATACCACGAAGCATTAAATCCTTGACTGCTCCATGTCATCAATTTAAATCGAAGATTTTGTTTGTGTAATTCTAATCCTGTTCTGGGATCTACAACATCTTTATATCTAAACGTAATGGGGTACTCCCATGATAATAAATCAGGTGTTATTCTAAAATTATCAAATTCAATATCAATAACGTCCTCAATTAATTTTTTTGTTTGTGTTGGATGTGCTAACATAGCAGCAATCAATTTTGTATATGGATCTACAAAACCAAGAAGAGATGAATCAACATTTTCAGTACCAACAATTTTTATTATTCCTGATCCAGTAATCGCTTCAGGTAATTTCAATGATATTCCAATCATAGATTTTGATTTGAAATACTTGTTTGATAAAGTTCTATATGTATTCTTGCCAGTTTTACCCCAAATAGTATTTGCTAGCAATTGTTCATCGGTAGCATTAATTATATGCTTGTTGAAATCAGTAAGAATTGTAGTAATTTTAGTTTTCTTTACGGCAAACATATCTACTGGGGAAAGTAAATCATCTTTGCCTAGCATATCAAATGCTGAAGCGATTCTTTGTAAAGCAGTATTTTTAACCAGTGTAGTGAAAGAATCTGATTGATCAAGAAACACGTATTGTGACCACTTATCTAATAAAGAAGTGGCAGCAACTTTCTTGGCAACAAGATATACTTTCTTAACATATTCACTAATGCTAACTTTTCCTGTAGCTGTTAATGTGCTTCCATATTGGTTCAATACATTTTCAAATATGTTTGAACTAAACGTTGAACTCAAATGATTGCCATATGTAGATCTCAATAAATTAGATTTGTTTTTTATTTCTTGTTGAGATAATTGTGTTATATCAAATATATCATACCAATTTTGTTGGTGAACATTAGTAATAGTTGGATTTATAGCATAATAAGCAAATGCGAAGCACTGTAAACTTTCTATGGAAGTAGTTGCTGACATTTTATGCTACCATTTCCAACTATTTATTTTTATTCGATAATTTCTACATTATTGACATCCAACCAATCAACAAGTAATCTATGAAAATCGCTTGCCAAATTAGGTTCTAATTGAAGTGTGTCGAATACAAGTTCAACTGCTTCATTGACTTGATTTTCTGTGACGTTGTACATAGTGGTTCCTCAACTACATGTATTATAAGTCAATTTTACCCTTTGACTTGGAGCGTGTGCCAGTTTTCTTACTGGCACGTTTGGGTGGCTTCGGTTTGTTTTTCTCCCTATGTTTCTTGAGTGCTTCAATTGCTTGCTCATCTGTCTTGTGATCACTGAGCTGAAAGCCATTGTGTATTAAAACAAAACGGTCCCCCCAGGGGACCGTAGCATATCCATCTTTAGTTATCATATCCTAATCGTTCTCTACAGTATTTAAACCTTTCCCATTCCTCGTCAGTGAAGTTATCACTAGCATATGGGATACCCACTACATAAGCACAGAATTTGTTAATTTGCTCGGATTGATTGCTGGAAGCAATAAGAGCACTGGCGAGGAGTTCAATCATAATCACTTACCGTCGAAACCACCAGGCAGAATGTCCATCTTAGCACCGTTCACGATAATCATCTTTTGGATGCTACCATTCTTCATTGCTTCACGGAGAATCTCATTACGCTGATACTCAAGATAGGACGGAGTGATAGTCGAAGCAAGAGATTTGTTCTCGTTCGATTTCAGTTCAGCAGTACGGTTCTTCACAATCTGTTCTTTCTCAGCAGATTGAGCAGTCACCACACGGTTCACAGCAGCAACCAGATCCTCGGGAAGATCTGCCTTCACAACCACAACAGATTCAATGTCAATCTTACCACCCAAATTGTTCTTATCCAGAGCAAGAATCAAATTCTGTTTGATAGTATCCTGAATCTTATCCAGACTGCTGTTTACATCCAGAGCAGGATATTCGTCAACCGATTGATTCACAGCAGACGTAATCAGACGCTTGATGAAACTTGCCATCAGTTCAATCTGTCCATTCTCACTGACACCATGATTACTCATGTCATAAGCAGTATAGAAATCATACAGCGAAGTGGGAGACAGACTATAAGTAACCACAACATCCATATCTTTCATGATGGTGTTGTCTTTAGTCTTAGGAGTCAGGTTATCTGATTGAACAGTAATCTTACGAGTGTTGAAGACTTTGATAGAACCGAAACCATCGTATTTAATACCAGGAGTCAGCACTTCATTCTTCACCTGACCATCAAATCCCACATAGAGACCATTTTCGCCAGTGTTGATGGTGGTGAATTGACCAGCAGTGAGCACGAGAGCGAGCAGAACACCGCCAGCACCAAGAACAATTTTGCCAGTAGACATAGTTAGTTAGGGAGTAAAGAACAAGAATTAGTCAGAAGTAACACCCGCGTAGATTAACGCTGCTGCTACGATAAGAAGAAGAACGAGGGGCAGCATCTTCATAAAGAATAATACTGGAATGCCCCTCGACAATAGAATCAGCAGGATGAGAAATACACCTGCTCCAGTACCAAGAATACGAGCAATCATGTCAAAGCAGCAACCTCTTCCATAATGATTTCTACATCTTGCTCATCACGATGACCAAGAACATCCTCAGTGATGGGAGTATCATAGCACAGTTCAAAGTCATCTACCGTACCTTTGATGACTGCTACTTCATACAGATCCTGAGAATAACCATAGGATCCAGGAAATCGTACCACACTCACACCATAACCATTGGGAAAGATGTGCTTTGCTTGAACCCCATCAGTAGCATAGGTGGGATGGGGTTGGAAGTCAAGATCAGTGAATTTCATTGTTGTTAAAGCGATCGGACCAGGCATGATTGAAGCGTTCACGAAGATTCTCAATGGTAGAGAATCGTTGAATCAGTTCGCTGTCCATGGGCAAATCAAAATACCCATAAGGACAAGCAAAACTAATAATTTCAACTGCTTGAAGCAATACATCACAGAGCATTTCATGCTCAGTATAAGTCAGTGTAATGTTAAGATCATTCTGATCAATGTGAAGATTATCATTCGTATCTTCAACGATTGGTTGGTCGATCACGGGAAGAGAAATCATAATCAGAAAGAAATTTCGTCGAGGGTAGGAGCAGCGAAAGATTCGCTGTTGTCTTCTGTCACAGTATCACTGGCAATAACGTCAAGAATGTTGAGAATTTCTTGACCGTTGGCGCCTTTACGAAGCATGGAGATCAGAAGTTGCTTGCTCATGGTAATAAAATAATAAGGTTTACAATCAGTCTTCAATGGGGAACAGTTGCCAAGTATCAGGGTGAATACCCATCTCTTCACAACGAACCTCGTAGGCAATACGCTGGAGCAGACGGAGATCCATGTCCAGCACTGCCATTCGGATGGTGTGGCGGATCTGAGCGTCTTGGGTGGTGTCAGTAACCATGTCGTTTGCTTGAGTACCTACTCATTATAGGGGTGAAACCACCCCGTTGTGGGGTGGTGTGTGCCAGTTGTCAGACTGCCAGTGCTCCCGAAGGAATCTCAGCAATGGTGGGCATAGTGTTCTCTTCAAACTGGTGGCGATCATAGCAGATCCACTCGCCATCGAGAGTGAACAGGTAAGCATACTCCTCGCCATCGGCAAGATAATCATACTTGTTGTCATCATGCCGAGGGGGGCAATCATCGCCACGCTGAGAATAATACTGAGGACCGTATTCTACTTCTTTCGTAGAAGTATTTGCTTCAGAAACATAAGGATTCAACTGAATGGTTTCAGTAGTCCAACGATCTTCAGTCCAGCAGGAACTCATATCACCGCCGTCGATCAGTTCAGACGCTTTCTCACGGCTGTTGTAGTGGGTCTTGAGAATACGACCAAGCCACTCTGGGTAGCCATCCCAGTGGTGGTACACCGAGAGCACAGATTCGTCGGGAAGCATGATGCCGATTCGTGAGCGGGTTGCCATGTGGTCCTCTGTTGTTGACTCACTTAATATAGGGCAAAACAAAGGGGGCGTCAAGCCCCCTGTGCCACTTGCTCAACTGTCACCCACCATTTTCTCGGATGCTTCTCACAAGATACGCTGTAAATTGTTCCATTTTTTCTGGAGAAACTGACTGGGGAAGGTCATGAATGGCGTTCCTTAAGGCAACCATCTCATTCCATTCTTCATTGTTGAGACTACTATTTGGTTGTTTTGGGAGAGTCATGGTTACCTCTTGTGTCAGCGTTTCAACACATTATACATCTATTTAATCGAAATGTATTGATGCCTTTATAATGTTTTTATATTTGTGTGAAGTTATGTAAAGGGACCAAACATGCCCTTGCCACCATCCATACGCTCTTCTAGCTTGTCGATGAACTCATCAATTTTCATGAGAGAATCAATGTCCCCAATCATAGCAGAGATGGTTTTACACACAAGCGGACGTTCTTGGCGAGCAGCATAAGCAAGAGCATTACGAAGCGATGCTTCAGCTTCTTTTAAACTGGTTGCTACAGATTCGGACAGTGCCATTACTTCATTACCTCGTAGTGTTTAGTTAATGTATCAATAAATTCTTTAGTTGTTTGTTTGTCTAGTAGAACCTCAGCAAATGCTCCGCCACCATACCTAGATTTTTTACCAAATATGTATAAGAAAGCATATTTGATACGATTCAAAATGCCAAGGTCAGACAGATGTACATGAAACCAAATAGTATCATTGAAATCTGGACCAGCATCAAATGATAGCACCAGTTGATGATCTATCTCACCACACTGACACACAAAAAGATCATTACTTTCCATGATTATAAATTGTAGTTTCCCAGAATGTACTAGTCATATGTTGTGATCCAGCCATACGAGCAACAATGTTGCCATCGATCAACGCCACAAGCGTTGGTGTTGCTTCAACACCACAATCTTTGGCAAACTGAGACCATTCGCCATTCTCTTTGGCATTCGTAATAGTAATCACATTCTCCCAGCCTTCAACTTTTTTTAGTTGTGTTTCGGCATACAGACAGGGACGACACCCTTCTTGTACAAACAAATGTATTTGTTTCATTGCTCAATTTCGATTTCGTTGGTCATTGCTTCCATTTCTTCTTCTGTGTAGTGAGGATTGTCTGGATTTTCAAGGCGAGAGAGTTTTGCCCTCACGTCATCAAGTTCTTTGCCAACAGCGGTGGTTGTTGCCCAAGCACGTTGAAATTTGGTATCGTAATCTTGAAGATAATACTCAACAAATTCAGAACACATAAACATCAAAGATTCTGCTTTTTGATAATCCCGATTGTCAATTGCTTCAAGAGCAGTATCAATGCTTGTTTTGATATATCCAATTTTGGATGTCATCATGTCAAGCTCATTCATCGTGTCCCAGACATCTTTGTATGTGGTCATGGTCATCTCCATTTGAATCTCTCGCTATTATACGTCATTCCATCCAGGGTGTCAAGCCTGTTCAGGATCTCGTAGATGGTATTATCTGTCTCAATCAGTTCCGACTTGAGACGCTCCACCTCATTCTCAAGATAGCTGATTCTATCCTGTAAAGATTCATATTCAAAATTATATTCAGACATAATTATGCTACCCACTCGGGCTTACGTTCTGGCATACGAAGATAATTAGATGCAACCCAAGGTTTGGACGAAATATACATCTTGTAAGCAGTAAAAGTGTCAATGCTTGTGTCAAGTTTAAATTCATCTGGCATAGCACGGGCAAATGGTGTTACTTCTGTAATTTTGCCCTTGGGAAACAGGTAATATGCTTCCAAAAGAGTAAAATAACATGAATGTGGTTTTCCATAACGAAGTTCAAATTCATCACATAGATTCATTCCATGTTTAATCAGCCAATAGGCATTATGGATAGACTCTGCCGCCCATTGTGTACATGGATGATTACGGAATGCCCCCTTTTCTGTAGCATAGGGAGTGGCATCGGATTTATGAAGAGGACCATAATTGTGATACCACTTAGATGCTACTATCGAAAGCATTTGACAGCATTCTAATGGCATCTTGACAATATGTTTGTCAGGAAGACACAAAGCAGATTCTGCTGGCCATGGTGATGTGACAAAGATGTTCATAGAATTCCAACTTCTTTAAGGTACTCACGATAGCGTATAAACCGACCAAGTTTTGGCTGGTTCACAACTTGTAACTGATGACAAATTTCGCAGTAGCATAGCCAATCATACCAGGGTGTCGTTGGATCCAACACATGATATGGATATTTAGAGTTTTCCACCTACTACTCCTTCGTGTTTTTGTGCTTCGGGAAATCCTTCTTGCAACCATTTAAGATAGCATCGAGTAGCATTAACACATTGTTCCTCTGTGAGAGATGTAATGATAGGTTTCTCATCTTTGCCAAAAGAGTGCCAAAGTCCATATGGAGTTTTCTTCAGATAAAATGCTCCTTCATCATAAAAAATTTGTTCTTGCTGGTTGCTCATCTGGTACTCCTTCAATAATAATTTGTGCTGGAGCATCGTTCCAATGGCGAACTACTCCAGCAATGATAAAAGCATTTGTCACAAAATATGTAACAAATATAATTGTCCTAACGATTGCTACTCGGTCGGCCACGTCGTCTTTTTTGTGTGCTTTCTCCCCCAGTGCTAGTGCCCACAGGTGCCACAGTTTTTTCATTTGGTTCAAAGAATTGTTCTAGTGAAGAGAATAGTTGTTGTTTGGGCTTCCTGCCACGTTTCTTCGGAGTTTCTACAGGTTCTTCCTTATCCACTACAGGAAGTGGCACAGCAAGAGTAGGATCTTGGTAATGAATGGTAGCATCCTTTGCCTTGATCTTGTACCGTGTCAAATGCTTTTCCAGATGGTTTTGGCATTGAAACCAACAGATTCTATGTTCCTTGCCATCTTGATACTCCAGACGAACTGGAAATCCGCTGTGAGGGAAAAGGTCTTGGTCTTGTTTCATAATGTTGTAATTTGCCATTGAAAAAAGTGAGAGAGCACTCGGGCCAGTCTTCCCACCGACCTTTGTACTGCTCTGGGTATACTACCACAGTTCTGGAGATCCGACAAGGTGTAACCTTGCCATGGTTGCCGTTTGGCACCCAGTCAAAGCCAAGGAAGGCAGTATCAGATTCTACCATGTCGGATATGTCAGTTTCATCAACAACCCACAGGCGTCCCGATGGATCTAACCAGTATAGATCGAGAGATCCCCTGTAGTGTTCATGAAATGTTTTGGATTGACACACAGTTTCAGTAAATGGTTCTCCAAGATCATACGATGATCGGAAATAGTCAAACATTCCCAACTGAATCACCTCCTGTTGTTGTCATTCTAAGTCGTGTGAAACTATCTATGAAGGTTTCCCATCCTTGATCATTTGATTGCTCTTGCTCAAAAGCAAAACGATACCCATTTTCATTCATCAGTGCTGCTTCAATCTCACCACGGATGAGTGATCGTAAGATTTCAATTTGTTCTTTAGTCATTCTGGTTGATCCCAAAGTTTCTCACGAATCATTCTAACACATTTATTCCATTGATAGTCATTCGTGGGATGTTCTGGTGGCAACCATTCTTCAACAGCAGACACAATCTCATCGCACATATCAATAGAGTATCCCAACTCATGTCTCATCACATTCCACAACGATGGTGGGCGTCTACTATGTTTTTCTAATAGTTTTTCGAGGTCAGTCATAAGGTTGCTGTGGGTCTTTTTTCCAAATTTCTTTGTATGTAATCCAAGGCTCTACACCAGTTTCCATTTGCGCAGACCAGTGGTATCCATTCTCATCAACAGCATCAAGATAATGAATACGTGTCTTAGGATCAATTGTGCGGGCGATCGTTACGAATTTAACTTTGTTCATTTGTGAGGACCCTCAATCAATCCTGGTGGAATTACATACCAGATAATGTTGTTTGTTTTGCGAATAGATGTTAGAGCATGTATAAACTCATCAGTGGTATTGAAAGATAATACTTCAAAGTCTTCCTCTCGATGAAGAGAAATTTTTTTATTTTGAGTATCTATCACATATCTTATTGGAGTTTTGAGGAGTTCAATCATTCCAGTGCCTCCACATTTCCCCAACGATTGAGTGCTTCACGAATAGTATTTCTAACTTCGGGATAAAGATTGTAATACCCCCCGATCTCATCCCAGAGTTCATCAAGTTGTTCGTCGGTTGGTTCAGTCATCGTTCAGCAACCACAATAAAGTCATTCATAGAAATACTCCTCTTACTTTTAGCAAGAATACCTTGATTGGGAAAATAAGGAACTGCTACAAGATTATAGAATGGTCTTAACTGCTCATAGAGAGTATAAAGGTGTCCGTCTTTCTTGTATCGGTAGAGTTTCATAGTGCCTCCACATCATAAGAGATTTCATTTAGTTCTTGAGCAGTATGAGTAAGCCAAGGTTCATTTGCAAGCACTCCATCTCTATGAATGAGAGAAGAAATCACACGAATAGAAGATGCTAATGCTTGTTTCATATCATCTGTAGGTTCTACAATCAATTCTGCTTTGAATGTTTCCCAGATTTGGTGTGCTGTGTTAGTCATCATTGTGGTTCCCCAAAAAGTCCAGTGTATCCAGTAGAATAAGATGTTTCGTAGCAACCATCATCATAACCCATTTGATAGATTTTTTGGGCAAACTTCAAGAAGTCTTTTTCATCACATTCCCAGTAAATGTCGTGTGTTGTTTTACATATGTGTCTATCAAACCCATAGGTGTTAGCAAGTTCACGGATTTCTTCATCTAAAATCATTAGAGTGCCTCCAATTCATCAGCAAGTTCAAGGATGTTCTTTTCAGTAATACCGATATACTTGAGTTCTTCTACAACCTTACGGAGAGCAGCAGCAACTCCATCATTTGGAAAGTTGTATGTATCCTCTGCTTCGTATGCTTTCATAATTCTTTTTGCTCTTTCAGTCATAGTTCTCATCCACCTCATCAGCAATTTCTTCAAGAACAGTGGACGGGTGTTGTAGTTCACCCAAATCAGTATACATTCGTTCGGCAATTACTCTAATAGAAGTAGCAAGTGCCTGTCTCATATCCTCTGTGGGTGCTACAATAAGCTCCCCACAGAATGCTTCCCAGATTTCTTCAGCACGATAAGTCATCATCCCACCCCTCAAAGTATTCTGTGAAAAATTCAAAAGCAAGAGATTGTTTGTCGTTATTAAGTTCTACACCAAAAAGAGAACTGGCAAGAAAAGAAAGTGTGATATGAAATCCACCAGAAGACCAATGATGAGCGGTAGGATTTTCATAATTCATCCACAGGAATGAACGATTTTTGAGAATAACAAACTGCCAAGTATGAGAGGTTTCACCATCACCCCAAACTTTTTTATCGTATTGAAATAACTTCATAGCAACTCCAATTTACAACCACCATTCACATCATACACTACTTTGACTTGATAATCTACACACATACCTGCTCTCCACATAGCATCTTTGAACTCTTGTGTTTCTTTCTCTGGGTATTTGGGAACAAGTTTGAAGTTCTCATCATACTCATTACAATTTACATCACCTAGATAATGGAGATTGAGGAAACGATTGAGTTGTTGCTTTTGTTCGTGGTCAAGTTGAATTCTTACAAATGTAATGAATTCGTTTGATACTGGGAGTTCTTCTTCATTCATCGGTCTTTATGCTTTAGGAGATACGAGTTAGCAATCGCTTTGAAAGTGAAATCACTATCCCACGATTTGAATACGATACCTTCACGTTTGGTCTGTGGGTTCAGCGATGGACCTTCGGCAAAGTTAAGAAGGTCGTCAATGGTTTCGTATTGTTGGGTAACAAAAACGTGTTGGTCAATGATAGGAACATGCTCCACATCAGCACCAAGCATCCTCAGTTGGTCAAGAACGGTATAACGCTCAAATGGTTCAAAATAACGACCTTCAGTGATGCTGTAGATGTCAAACAGGTAGAAACGCTGACCTTTGAGTTTCTCGGGATTACCCTGAATACCCTCACCAATCAACTCACCTTGAATGGCATACTCTTCACCTTTCTCTTTGCTCAGTTCAAGCAAAGGTTCAATGATGTTCTGTTCCCGTGCTGCTTTCCAGAAACTATTACCCTCAGTTTCCTTAAGGTCAATGTTCCGAGAACACACACCAATCTCACCATCTTTGATATAAATGGTGGTGCTGCTACCATCAAGTTTGAGAGTTACTTCATAGGTTTCACCTTCGTGCTCCTCAAAGATGTCTTTACGAAGGTTTTGGCAACGCTCCTGGTCAGTTTTAGGAATGAAGTGGGGGAAGTTACCCTTCATCGTTCCCTGAAGTTGAGCAGGGATGGGCGGTTCCCACTTCTGAATACCCAGCGATTCGGTAAGGTCGGTGCCAATATCACGCCAGAAAGTAAGTTCAATCGGCAGCAAAAGACCCTGACTTACTTGACCACGAAGTTTAACAGTTTTGAGACGTTCACCCTTCACACCATTATACTCACGGGGTTCTTGACCCTTACTGAGGAATGGAGCAAGTTCATGAGGCACCCAACTATCAATCTCAAGGTAGATAGCAATATCACCAACTTTATACTCACCTTTCTTGACCACTACTGGCCAACCACCATCCACGATAGCACACTCAATAGCATCAGCACCTTCAATGGGTTTGATGTAAGTAATAGGTTTAATGGAAGCAAGTTTACGGACGGTGTTCATACGAAATCAGAATCTTCAAAGGTAAAGTAATCAGTAATAGCAGACATCACAGCATCATTGATACGATCAATGATTACATGCTCTTCAGGATTTTCTACATGTTTGTGAGCAAGACGCCAACCACGTTGAACACCCTGCTCGATTGCTAATTCAAGAATCACATGATACTTTGGTTTCATTTGCTCACCTCACAAGCAGGAGTCATATCAACTAAAGTTGCGGCAAGTTTCAGTCCACCAAGCACCGCAGTTGGAGCAATAAAAATCAACATCAGAATGCCAAGTGGAATAGCAACATATTCCTCAAAAAAACTTCTCATCGGGGCACTCCACCATTATAAGGTTTGTTATAAGTAAGATATTGAGTTTTCAACTCAACATCAAAGGGGTCAATATCTGGGTATTTTTCTTTGATAAAGGTTTTACATTCTTCACGAGTAGAAAATCCACAGAGGATTTTTCCTTCGTAGATTGCGGTTTCAATTGCTTCAATCATTTGAAAGCACCAGTAATAACACCAACAATCACGATAGTGGCAACAGCACAAAGAAAGATAAGAGCACTAATCCACAACGGCGACAGCACCCACACCCATGGCCAAGTAATGTGGCCAGTAAGTTTCAGACCAACAAACAGAACAGTCAGCAGACCAGGGAAACCGATACCGCTGGAGGAAGAGGAAGAACTGGACATGTTTTTTTGTTTGAACTGAAGTCAGTATAGACCATAAAAAAGAGGGTGTCAACCCTCTTGTGTCAGTTTCAAAACTGTCCCTTGCCTTGTCCAACATCAAACACCCAGATGCCACGCTCAATCCACATGTTGACAACACGCTGGCGATCATCAAACACACCAAGAATTTTGTGTGTCTTCTCAATCTCATCCGCAATCTCATTTTTGACAACCGCATCATCACGATGATCCTTATACTTTCTCATATAAATCTCATCGTAGAAGATTTCGTTGTCAGTCAACCACTTGATAGTTTGTTCTTTATAGTCATCTGAGCGACCAGAAACAATAATCAAGTCAACTTCCTGATCATTACGAAGTGCTTGAAATACTTTTTGTACTGCTACATTAGGTGTATCATTTACCAGACCAGCATTCCAAGCATCCCAGTTACGGGGTTTCGTTGCTACATATTGTCTTCGGTGACGAACATCACAAATAGTGCCATCGAGATCGAAGACGAAGCATTTCTTCAGTTCCACATTCGACATAATCAAATCCTTCTGCTACAGTGGGAATTTCAAATTGGTGATACATTCTATGAAGAATGCTTTTTGGAATGAACTTACCTTCACGGTGTTCATTACGTTCCATTGCTTCTTCCAAAGGAACTTCAAAATAGATTGCTCCTCTGTGACAATGTGACGGGAGTTTATTCAGTTTCTTTCTTCGTGCTTTCACACCAAGATTGGTTTGATCCCAGATGATGTGCTTCTCATTTTCGATAGCATGTGCCAAGCATTTGTTCATGCTTTTGGTTGCTTCGTCAATGTATTCATCAAACACTTCGTTGTATGTCTTCCCAAATTTCTTGGTGTAGTAATCAATGTAGTAATCTGTGGACAGCACTACACAATTTTTCCAATAATCTGTCTTGAGAAGACGTTCAACGAAGGTAGATTTACCTGACGTTGGTATACCACACAGCATTACACATTCCATTTCAGATGCCCCCACAACCAGCGATTTTGTTCAATTTTAGTTTGAGTCGTTAGCGACTTGCTGATCATATCTATAATGGTAGCACGGGAACCCTTACCACCTTTCATAGCATACATGATAGGAGCGTGAATCGGTAGAATCATACGTTGTACGTACTTGGTAGCGAAATCCTTTTTCTCTGGATACATGATGTTACCAGCATTATACATGTCTGCCATCTCGCTGGCAAGATCGTCTACAGATAGCCAGAAGGCGTTCTGGAACGCTTTAAGGCGGGTGGCGTCGTCAGGGGTGAGCAGGGGCACAACGTCGTCCACAGAGTCACTTAGGATGGTCTGGAGAACGTTTTTCTCCTGACTGATCTGCTCCTTGGATTTGTGACGAAGCACATACTCATCTGCTTTCACTTTAACCATGTGCCCACTATTAAATCGTAGCACAATACCTTCACCATCATCCCATTCCCGAACCTGATTGACAAACAAATCAATGTTTTGAACAGCAAGTCCAGCAAGTGATTTTACAACAGGAATATTGTAGTTTTTGCCAGTTTCAACAATGACTGAATGGTGGAGGTAAGTTCCACTTAGATTGTCCCTAACAGCAGTAAGAATTAAATTATCTTCTGGGTAATCAACTACAATACGATTTTTTCTAGAGACCCATTCAAAAATGGGGGTCATCCCACAAGCAATAGAGGAACGGATAAACTTAGCATATTCTGGTTTGTCAGCAATAAACACCTCAGCATTCATTGCTACATCAGTAACACCTGCTTTGGTAGCAAGACGAAAACCTTCTTTTGTAGGAATCGGACGGATCATAGAACCATCAAGTTTCTCCAGAACCACATGAGGTTCATACAGATTAACTTTGTTGATAGCAGTTTCTTCACGCTCGCCAACATTGAAAAACTTATGGTATGGGCGAGAAATAAGATTGCCAGTTTCAGTATCAAAGATCAGACCACGACACTCACGACGAATCTTCATATTGTGGTGACTACGCTCACGAACAAGCGAAAACGTTTCATCAAACGCCACCATATAATTGATGACAGTGTACCAATCCTTGACCATCACCTTGAACTCAGGGAGATCTTCAATGTGAGGAATCACATCGTCAATATGATTAATTTCAGGAAAATCGTAGTTCATGGTCTTGATTAATTTCAATTAAAATAACAGGGTGATCGTGGTCTGTCAAGCACTGATAAGTTTTACGGATATGTCCCAGCGATTTCAATAGAGTAATTTAATCTTCCGCCACCGTCAGAATTAACAGTCAATCCTGTTATAATTGCTCTTTTATCGGTAACATCACGAAGAACTCTACAAAATTGTTCTTCCATTTCATTTTGAGGATCCATAGTAAACATCTTGTGTTTGACAACATGAGATGTTATGGTATTTGGCGTCACCCAACTACCATCCATGTGTAAAGAACCATTACTTACAGTTCCTGTAGGTATCACAACATTATTGCTACCATCAAATACTGTTAGTTCACCCCCACCGTTAATAGAAAGTGTTCCTTTTGCTGGGGCGGAAATAGAATTAATAGGAGTATTTGATATAGTAAATGGGATGTTACCGCCTATGATTCTATCAAATTCTTCTTCTGCTTCTTCAAGAATTTCTTTTCTTTTATCTACAGGTTCTTCCTTAGTTTCTTTCTCAGTTTCTACCTTAGATTTTCCGTATATTTCATCAAATTTATCAAGTAGTGGGTTGTTCATAGTCATCGTCCCAGGGTGCTTTTTTGTTTAATATTTCACGAAATCTTTCTTGAACTTTTGGATCTGGGGGAGCATTAATACGTTCAATCAAAGCATCATATGTTTCTTCTGATACTATGATACGTTCTGGTGGATAAGAACCTTTACCCCAGTATTCTTCAAATTTATGAACATAATTCATATGATCCCAACCATGATTGAGATTCAACCAGAAATCAGCATATCGTTGGTGGTCATCCATACGCCAGTTATCATGATTGATAAGACGATACCAATACCAAAAAATTGTATACTTAATCGGTTTAAATCCGATAATCCATTTATTTAAGACCGCTGGAAGGTTCATCACGATACCAATTTAAATCACGTTGACGATAAGCAAGGAAATCAAAAGAAAATGAAAACCTGTATACAGAAATATTAAACCCAAACAAACTTTCCCCTAAAATATTCAAAAGAAAAATGGGTCTACAGCCCCAATCAGACCAATCTAAGTTAAATTGAAACAAATTAAACACTCTGGTACAAAATACATTCAAATACCACTCGTGACCGTAATCGTATTGATGGAAATAGTCAAACAGTTTCATGGGAGATTCTCCACTTCTTTGGATAGCGTCATCATATCACCCTTATCCAGCACTGTCAAGTTGTTCATCTTCTGTGCTGTCATGGTTCTCACATGTTCCATCGTCTTACGAATAATGGCGGCAACGAGTTTTTGCTCGCTGTCCGCCCATGTGTTACGCTCATTCCAGATGGCGTCCATTAATTGTTGTGCTCTTTGTGTCATTGGTGGTTCATCTCAAAATCTTCAATACATGATACTGGAACTTCATGCTTTCCGCCAACAAGATACCAGTGCTCGCCTTCACGAATACCAAGGTATTTCATTTGATCTTCTTCAAAAATGTTTTCTCTCATTGCTGCCTGAATTTTCAGGTGAACGAGTTCAGATTTAGTCGGTACTTTCATTGATTTAACCTCAGTTTACGTTCTTTTGATATGGTAGGATTATACCAATCATCATATGGATAGATATACATTTGATACCACCCACAGTTTATTTCTTCCCAAAAGGCACAGTAATCTATTTTAGTTTCGTAGATGTCAGTACGAAAATGAATTACATTGCCACATGCCCAATAAGCATCTTCAACCCATGCTATGAATTTGTTCCAGTTCTTTTTCATTGAAGTTATTCTCCACAAAGGTATCAAAATCAAGGGCAGGTTCTGACATTACAAAGTGACCAAAACCTTCCTGTCCTTGAACGTGATTACTCACATAATCTTGAAGAGCGAGGAAGATTTTTGCTGCTCGTTGTTTGTCGTGGAAAGTGATAACAGTGTGTGGATGTGCTACGATGTTTGTAATCACATCAAACAGTTCTTCCACATCGATAGAGAATGCTGGTTGGTTAGCGTTGATCTCAAGAGTCATTGACCCATTCCTCATAACGAGTGTTGATTTTACCATTATTCCTGAAAATATTCAAGTGTCCTGTGTTACCATTCTCAAAATAGAATGCCATCCATACATGCTCGCCTTCATCCATCACCTCATAATGGTAGGATTTGATATTGTCAAGCAAAAACTCGTCTGGGTTGTGAAGTTCTTTGTCAGTCATGAATAGTTAAAATGATAATGTGTTTCCCAAGTAAAGATTGGTTGATCACGTTTCTCAACCATGATTCTAACACGTTCTGGAATTAGATTGTCATAGCGTTTAAAGAACTCTTCTTCAGTTTGTTCTTCCGAACATTGAAGATAGTATTCATGACCAACAAACTTTTCCCACTTTTCTTTCTCACGGTCTTTGCCATCATATGATTGATAGTTGCGACAAATCTTCAACCAAATAGATCGTCCTTCACCAGTGGCACAGTAATCAACTGCAAAGAAACGATAAAACTCTTTACGTTCAATCTCAGCAAGTTCTGCCATTGCTTCGTGATGTTCATCCATAAACTTTCTGGCAATTTCCAATACTTCTTTTTCTTTATCGGTCATTATTCTCTCTCACTCGTTGTAGAAACTTAGTTGCTTGTTCATCAAGTCGTTGAATCAAATCCTCAATATCAGAAATGGCAATCTCATTATACTCACGGTTGAGGTTCTCACAACGTAGAGCATCAATCATAGATTGGAATGTAATCATTTGTTGATGTTCTGGTGTGATGGGTGTGCCGTGAGGAAGTCCAGCACATTCCATATTGTAGTAATCATTATATCTTTGAAGAACACGATTGCTTTTCTCACGACGCTCTGCTTCATCAAGCATTTCTTCGTGTGTCATAAGTTTTCTCAATTGTTCTCTACCATATTCGGTGAGTGTGTGTTTTTTACTACGAAGTTCTTCTATTTCTTCTTTGGTGAGATTAACCCAGCACATATCATCAGGCACAGGGAGATTGTGTTCAGTCATACGTTTTGCCCATCCTAAATTTGGCCAAGTGGCGTGGTAAATTTCGTTTAGCTTGTCGTTATCGTAAATCATCCTCTTCTAAATCAACATCAGCAACAAGTTCTTTCAAGCGTTCAAAGAAATCTTCGTCCAGTGGAATCAGTTCTTCTTTACCTGTCTCAATGTCATCCACCATCTGTTGTAGATACTCAAGAAACTCTCGGGGATAAGTGTTATCTTCGCCAAGAGATACCCAGAACCAATCACGACATTCTTCAAATGGATCTTCTACAGTCCTAGGTAGAGCATAATCAGCAAAGTTATCTGTCATCAAATCTGACCAGATACGAAATGCTCCACCAATACTTTGCCATCCAGTCATCCAACAGTGACCAATCCAATATTCCCACCAATTGAGTTTAATTTTTTTAGTGGCAGTGCCAAGAACAGGTTCTGAAAATGTCATAGTAGATCTGAAATAACAAGGTTTACTTCTTCAAGAATTTCTTCTTTGAGTTTTTCGTAATCAGTTTTGGGAGCTTCCTTGGGTTCCGCTGGAGTGTGAGTCTTCATTTGATACTCAAGCTGAACAATGGTTGCCTGAAGAGTAATGATGGTGCTTTCCATTTCTTGAATATAATCTTCAATAGAAACGTAGTCGCCAGACTTGTTGTGAATACGGATGTCCATGATAAAGTAAAGTCAGTTTTTGGATAGTTGGACGTAGATCTTCTCGTATTTCATTTCGAGAAGCTCCACCAAGTCATAATCGTCATACTCTCCCATCTCACCCAAAATTTGTTTAGCTGATGCCAATGAATTGAGGAGATTCATCACTTTTAAATGTGACATTAATCAGATGCCCTCCAACTTTTTGCTAGAGGAGAAGATTGATACTCTTCAACTGCTTTGAGAATAGCATGAGCACTCTCCTGAGCATCTGATTCATCCCAACCATCATTCTGCTGACCACTGATATAGTAACCATACAGGTGATCTTTAATAGCGTCCATAAGTTTGTCGTACTTGGTCATGGCGAAATTCGTTGATGGTTGTATGGTAGCAGCTCAGTCGGGGTCCGTCAAGCCCTTTGTGTTGATCTTAAGATCTTTTTCCAGTTGCCTGGTCATCCTCTCGACTCTCCATTTGAGAGTCCAGCGTGGGATTGGGTTGATTGGGTGAAATCTGACAATCCACCATGCTCGCTTGAGTTGAACCCCAGCATAGCGAAACATCAAGTCAATAAATATGACGACGTTTTTATCTACTACCATCATATAAGCAATGATAGCAAAGAAAGCAAATATGGCGTAGTAGTATAAAGTCATGTTATCTATTGTAAAAACGAGCAGCAAATTTTTGATTCATGTATTGAAAAATGTTTTCATAATTTTCCATACACGTAATAATTTCTATTTCTATGTCGTTAATATATTCAGACATATTAGACCAATTATCATCACACCATTCCATAGCTTGATTCATATCAAAATATTTTATATCATTAGATACAAAAATTTGATTCAATTCTCCAATATAATAAATTTTGTTTAATTTACTACTAATATTGGTGATAGCATATTTAAATGTAAACTGATCATTAACTTCTATGGAACGAAGTATAGCTTTTAATTGAGTTGAAATAGACAAAGAATACTTTTCCAAAAATTTATCATATCCAGTATAATTGTATCCATTAATAATAGAATACAAATCTTCGGAAAAAGATTTTAATTTTTGTAAGGCTTCTATAAGCGTCATTTGAATGTTTTTTACTATTTATTTCTTATTTCCTGGTGAGGTCTTTCTCATTTCGATAGAGCAATCATTACAATAATAAGAAAATCCCGACCTAAAAGATTTTACAACTTGATAATGATCTTTATCTAATGGTTTTTCAATTTCACAACGTGAACAAACTCTACTTGTTGTCGTAGTCGAGTTGTTGCCAACTAGATTTTTCTTGTTTACGGAGGCTCTTAAGTTCTTTGTAAAGTTCCTTGATTTGTTGATAAGCATCTTCTGGAGAGATTTTATCCGCAATTTCAAGTCCGGCAATGAGTCCAACTTTATCACCAAAACGAGCGAGTGCTCGTTCGAATTCTGTGAGGGTTTCATACATTTACATTCTCCTGTGTTAAAAACGTTTCTAGTATACTTTTGGGTTTTGGTTTGGGATTTTCTGGATATTTAACGATGATGAGTTCCGTTTTCTCATACCGCTTAGTGCCAGACATTTGATACGGGAAAGTCAAGTATCGAAACTCAGTCCAATCCTTATAAAGGTTTTGAACACTTTCGCTGTTATCGTAGGACATTACAAAGCCGCCACGATGAGATTTAAGAATCTCGGCAAACTCTTCATGGTCGAACGTCTTATGTAGTTCACCATCCTTACCATAATAATGGCTGACAGTTTCGTAGTACGGTGGATCCAAATACATGAAATCATCTACATGCTGGGGAATGGTGTCGAAACAACTGCCATAGTTGAAACTAAAGTTGGGATTATTGAATTTCCTAAGCTTTTCCACACCAACCAAGCGAAATTCTGCCCTAGAGCGTACAGTGGAGCATCCAATCTTTCCAGAATAAGATCCCTTGATAGCAATATAGAATGCCCAGGCACGGGTAAATTTATCTTCACTATCCATTAATGGCAGAAAAGATTTATAATGATCACTATCAATCAACGGATAATGTTTAGTGACTTCATCCGCCAATCGGTTGCCACCTTCGGTAGTCAGTATTTCCCAAAAATCGGCAAGGGAACGAAAAATATCGTATGCCTGTACTTGAATGCCTTGAGAGGCAAGCAGCATCTCAACCGAACCGCCGCCAAGAAAAGGAGAAACAACATAATCGACACCAGGATAAACATCCTTGATAATGTCGATAATCTCATTTTTCATCCTATTTTTACCGCCAGCGTAGCGGTACAGGGAATGGTTGGTCAGTTTAGATGAGGCCATGAATAGTTGTTCCGAACGATGTTGTTGTAAAACTTTTCTCTATTATAACCTGGATTGATGTGATCTGACAACTCTATAATCTCCATGTTAAACATGGCATATTCCTCACGCTGAATCCGTCCATTGAGAAAATTGCTCCTGAACATTCTAGCACACTCGTAGATGTCTCGTGCTACGTCAGGATTTCCGAACAGGTGCTCGGCAGCGATAGTGTTGAGGATGTCCACGTAGTTCCCCTGAGTGCCACCAGCTCGCTTGATTCCAGAACCCTTGAGGATACGGAATTCACTCAGCGAAGACATCCCAATGTTACGCCACACATATTTGTCGTATTTGGGTGTGGTACGAGTGAGCCAATACTGACACAATTCATGCTCACTCATAGAAAGAATCTCCGCTTTCATCTTATGATTACGCTTCACAGCGTCTTTCATAGACTTATACCAGATAGTATATTCAAGCTCTCCCATTTCATATCGACGTTCACAACGTTGAATAAAATTTTGAGCAGATTGCTTCTTGTTCTCGTTGATGTTAGCAAGGACAAGTACAATATTTTCTGGATGATCACCAGCAATAGGATCAATGTGTTCTACCTGAAAATCTAAAATATGATATGGACCGTCGCCACTATAAGCACAGCAACGATCCTGATTGAGATACATTTGGGTAATCATGATACCCCTGGCTTCTGTGGGGTTAGAACCAGGAGAACCTATGGTATTTGTGAGGGGATCATAGTATCCAGCCAGCAATTGCTGTCCAGACTTACGAATGTCTGCTTGTTCTTCTTTCGTGAACTTCGAATATGTTTGAACAGCAGATTCCCAGGAAAAATCATTGATCTTTGCTTGAGCAACAATAGCTTCAGCAGGACCAGTGATAATGTCTTTACGAGCAACTACACCCTCAAGTTGTTTGAAAGTGAGTAGTTGATCCTTGTAATCAATTGATCGTTTGAGTGTCATCGTACATCAATGGCGGGTTGACCTTGAACAAAAATGGTGTTTACGACTTCTTCCAGACGACGCTGGGTTTTCTTGCCGTAGTTCTTGAAGACGGGAACGGTGACGAACCCAGTGGGCTTTCGGTACATAGCGAAGTTTCCTGCCTCGATTTTACCACACTCAACGTCCCTAGCGTCGTCTTTGTTAAGACGGATCACACGCCCGATGGTCTGTGCCATTTCCACAATCGGCAGGTTACGAAGCAAGATGGTGTGAGTCAGACCATGAACGTTGATGCCTTCGGACAGAATACTGTAGTGGAAGATAATAAACTTACGGTTAGGATCTTGACCCCAAGAATTGAAAGTGTCGAAGAAAGTCTCACGATCAACTTTGGTTTGGTTGACATAAGCACCAAACTTGCTGGTAATATGAAGAACATCAAAGCCTCGCTCAGCGAGGTCTGAGAGCACCTTGGTGCTCGACAGCATTTGCCAGAGGATCTTGCTGCTGGGAGCAGCCACAAGCACCTTCTGGGCGTTCCTAGAGTCCAGTCCGTCGATCATGTCGATCAGGGTGCTGGCGTCGTTGTCAGCAGCAGTGAGACCTTTCTGACGCTCATAATCAACTTCATGAATCTGAATGGTAGGACGAAGAATATTGCCTTGCTCTACAAGTTCTGGAGCTGAAATGTTAGAAATAATCTGACCGAATACCATGCTGTTGTTCATGCCAGTGCCAAGCGAAGAACGACGATGCTTAGGAGTAGCAGTGAAATAATAATAGTTGGTAGCATTACAGGATGCCACAGAGTCAAAGAAATCTACACGAGTGCTATTGTGGGCTTCATCAAAATAAGCAACATCGATATTGATTTCTGACTCGTTAACACGACGAAGAGAATTATAGGTAGTAAAAATGAGTTTATGATTATCTACAACTTCATCCCAAGCAGCAATCACATCGGGCTTGGTGGTGCTTTTGTGATGAGTCTCGCCGCTATGAACGTGAAGAATATTGGCAAAATCAATGTGCTCAAGAAACTCGCTGGACAGCTGCTCTGCCAGGAGAATACGAGGAGCACACACAACAATGGTCAGTGGTCTGCTAGATTCGTTCATTCGACGAATAGCATCATAAATCATGATGAGAGTCTTGCCAGCTCCAGTGGGAGCAATGATCTGCCCAAACTGGTGCTTGATCATGGCGGCAATGCTCTGCTCTTGTTGAGGGCGGAGTTTCATGGCGAAGCGTTTCAATAAAGATAGTATGGCACAAAAAAAGAGGGCAGTCAACCCCCTTGTGCCAATTAAGCAGGTGGCTGAACTGGGGGCGGTATTCTGTCAGAAAATGATCGTAGATTATCGTTCGAGTAAGCCAAATTACCGTTCGAAAATACCACAACCTGAACAAAATAATCAGGATCGCCATCTCGATTCATTGGAAAATTCTCAGTGGCAAATAGATATGCTTGCTCTTCGGTATCAAATTCCACAAATGTAAATTCATTATACAATAGTTTGTCAAATAACTCAGGTGATTCTGGCTGTAGATTTTGATAATATGCTGAATAAATTTGATTTGCTTTTTCCGTGTCCGTTACATTGTCTGGTCCAACAGTTCTCAGAATCATCATCGTTTTTTTCTGAGTTTCTGTATAGTATTCAATCCACTCTAAAAAATCTCTAGTTATCATCATTCCATCTCCTTCATTTTAATAGTTTTAAACTCTTCGATATCTTTAATTAAATTATATTTGGCCACAAGTTTTGATGTTGTTGGGTTAATTTCAAACCCAGATACTTCATACGTTCTAATCATTTCAGCAAATTTTGTAACTTCCATTGTTGAATCGGAAGATGATTTAAGATTCAAAAATTGTGGATTATTTACAAATTGATCTGGAGTACTTAAATATTCCTCTTCTAAATTAGAATACTTTGAATAGTATTGATCTGGTCTTATGGGCCATTTCATTTCCTCAATCCAAATTATATAATCTAAATCAGTTTCAAAATCATCACGGATTTTATCCAAATCACGAAGTTTATTTCTCCACGTAATCCACATTTCCTTTTCATTTTCAAAAAGTTCTGGAGCATCTGGGAGAACCTTATGATCAGTTCCTCTCAACAATTCCTCAATAAAATGATCATTTTTTTTATTGAATTCGGAAAGATAATAAGCAGTTTTAGATAATTCCAAATACTCTTTAGTAGCATTATAATTTTTTACTTCCGTGTCGATAGTGATAGCAGCATTCAGAATATTATATAATTCTTTTGCTTGTTCTATAGTTAAGAAGTCAGATGTATATTGAATCCATCTAGTATTTTTTGTAGAAAAATCATATTTCAATTTTTCCTTTTCAATTATATAATCACCATTTTCGTAGATGGCGAACAAAATAATTCTATCGTTGTCATTTGACCACTCATCAGGAATATTTTTTAAAATATTTTCATTGATTGCCGAACTAATTACTACACTGTTGTAAACATAATTACCAGTTTCGTCTTTAGTTCTTAGAAGAATTAATCTGTTTTTTGCATCATACTCAAGAATTGTTTTTTTCTCATCAGGAGAAGGCAACTTTTCAAATACAAAATCGTCAGGATTAAAATTTAATTTTCCCATTGCTGTAGTTTTTTTAGTATTTATTTTAATATGCTTTGATTACCCATCTAACTTTAGTATAAGGTGTAACAAGTGGCACCAAATCATTTGGAGAGAATGCTGGCGACGGTATCAACTGTTTTCCTAAACCTAAAGTAAATGTTCCTGGGAAAACTTCAAGTCCAACTTGAGCAGCAGTAAATACGACAGAAACTGAAGAATTGGTAGGTGCCCCACCAAACGATGTTCCGCCCCCAATACTATTACCATAAGAAAATACGGTATTAGTATTAGTTATAGCAGACAACGAAAGATAATGGGAATGGGAAAGTTTTGTTGAAGGAGAAAACTTAGAAACGCTAATAAATCTTCTAGGAATAGTTACAGCTCCAATCCATCTTAAATTATTGCCAGAAACTGTGTCTGCTGGCAAAGCATTATTATCTACGTAATTATAAATTTCACCAAATATTGCTGAGTTTGGCTGTCTAATAGTAATTGAATTATGAATTTCGGCAGTAGTAGGGCTACCACAAGACGTATCAAATATTTGTAAAAACTCAATACATTGATATTCATCCTGAGTTGGTCCAGGATCTGTATTAGGATTTAAGAAGTTTCCTTGTTTTCCTGGAGGGAGACATAAACCATATTCTCCGATTTTTTTACCCCAAACAGTACCATATGTAGCAATTGAATTAGTTGTTCTAAGAGTGTTGGCGCTTTCATCACTATTTGAAGGATCGCTCAGCAATTGATATTGATTCCCAGTATGATATCCCCACAGATTAATAGTTGCCGTTCCTTCTAGAGGAGGAGATGCTGAATTTCCGCCTTTTTGTCCTATATCAACTCCACTAGGGGCACCACCAGGACTTCCCCACCCAACTCTTCCTTTAACACTACCTAAATCAGCTTGTCCAGTAATAAGATTATGCTGGTGGAATGGAACATCAAAAAGTTTAGTTTCTTTTAAAGAAACCTGACCAGATACTTGTCCACTAACAGCAAATTCGATTGTATCTGATACTTCAGAATAACCAGTTGTGATAATTTGAGCAACAGCAAAAAATTGACTATCTTGAGCTGGTTGTCCAGTTGCTGGGGTTTCTACTTGTTCCAATTCATCTATACCAGGATCGGCAATAGTGTCAATGTACCACATTCCACCAAAAGATCCTGGAATAAAAGCAGAACCATTTCCACTTTGTTTTGCTGGACCATATTCTGGTGTGACAATTGGCGAAGATGGTGATTGGTTATCTACGTTTCCTGTTCCGAGAAGTTTTCTATTTCTCATGTCAGGAACTCTAAATTCCCCAGCAAGATTTGCCCCGAAAGTATTTCCAATTACTTGATAAAGAAGTGGATAATCTTGTGGTGAAACAAATCTACCATCACAATAAATCCACCCAGGAAATCTAGAGTTGGCTTTACCATTCAATTTATCCTCAGAAATTCCCCATTCATCTACTTGGGTATTATCTTTAAATACAGGCATAATTGATCCAATTGCCATGCCATCAAATTTAGTATTAAATTTAATTTGATCGGAACCTAATACCTTAATTACAAAAGGACTGCTGTAATACTGCCCAAATACAGGTTCTGGCTCTGGTCCAGGGGTAATTACCGAGAATGGGGTATTAAATGAACCAACGTATATATTGGTAGAAAGAGAAAATGCTTCTATTTCACTTGATTTTAATCTAACTCTAATTGTATTACCATTACTAACAGTTCCTGGATTAGAGGCAGTCAACAATTGAAAACTACCACCATTGATACTAATTAATCCACCACCAGTAGAAAATATACTTACTGTTTGACCCAGACCACTAATTGTGATAATTTCAGAATCAGTAAATGTACCAGGACCAGTAGCAAGTACTGGCGTGAATAAAAATGGTGTTGGTGTTGTTCCTAACTGCCCTTCGTTTGTGACTGTCCATGTAGTGCTATAAGTTCCAACAGTTACAATAAATTGTTTTGGATCTCCATTTATACCGCTAGTCGTATATCGTAATTGAATACTATCAAGATTGCTTACAGTGAATGTGGTTGTATTTCCGACAGGAAGTATTGGATTTGCTGTATTGGCATTTAATATTACAGAAGCTCCACCAGTCACAGTAGCAACAATAGATGTATCAATACCCTGTATTGTTCTGGTGTTACTATTTACGAGAGTATTGAGCGGAACATTAGATAAATCAGTGAAAATAAAACCGATTGGCGAAGTATCAAAACTTTTAATTGTTCTAACTTCCCACTCAACTGATGGACCAGTTCCTATAGCTACGTCAGTAAAAACAGATGTTAAATTATCTGGTGATGATAACAATCTAACCTTAAAGCCCTGACCGTTCGATATTTGTCTAGGAGAATTTTGGTAGGTATCACATGTCCCAGATGGAGTACAAATAGAAATTTGTGCTCCATTGCTAGCAGTTATATTTACTGGTATGTTAATCCCAGACACATACACAATATCACTTTCAATTAAAGTATTAACTGCTTGATCTATTTTATTTGGTATTGTAAATGGCGCTGGATTATTATCTGGGGGTTCGCCAGTATTTACATTAAAGAATGAAGTTACATTACCAATCGTAACGTTTGCTCTGTAAGTCGTAAAATAATCATTGCCAGTTGTAAATCTGACTTGAACATATCCTTCATTGAAAATAATTGCTGATTGTCCCCATGCTCCACAGGTATTTGGATCATTTGGATTACAAGTTCTAACTTGGGCATTATTACCAATCAATGTAGATATAACTCCACCAGTGATTCCAAAAATTTGAACTTTTTCTGAAGTGTATTGAGTAGCAGGAGAAGCATTATCTACTTCAGGGAAGAAAAATGGTTCTGGTGTAATGTCCTGCGGAGAATAAGTTAACATTACATAGCCAAACTCTTGTGGTCCAGCACCCAAATTTAAACCAGTTGTTTCTGTTATTGTGGCGTAATTTGAATTATAATAAAGATCTCCAGTTGTGCCACCAATAGCATCTAAATCAGTTGTTTGGATTACAACACCACTTTCATCAACTTTGTTTGGCGGAATTATTCCACCAGCTCCAAAGCCACCACCACCACCGCCTCCACCACCACCATCGGTGAGATTAGATTGACCATCAGAACCATTAAAATTCAATCCATTTAAAGATGTTCTTAATGTAGTTATTCCTGTATAGTTGCCATTTTGATTTGTTTGTTGAAGCGTAGTGTCATTACCAGCACCAGCACCGCCGCCACCACCTCCAGCCATAACAAGTAAAGTTCCATCCCCTAATGTAATAGCGGAAGCACCACCGCCTCCGCCTCCTCCACCTGATTTATCGCTAGGACCAGCATTACCACCATCACCACCAATAGCATAACCCCAACCACCAGCTCCACCTTGAGCACCACTCAAGAAATTTACACCAAATCTACCAGAATTTCCTGTATATATTTTTAGATTTCTTAAATTGTCATCATTCAACACTTCTTGAGGTAAATTAATTACACCCTTTAATATTGTACTAAAACCACCCCTTCCACCAAAACTATTTGGGGCATCATCACCACCATTTCCGCCACCACCACCATACATTACAAAAGATAATTGCTGTACATAAGCTGGGAGATTATATTCAACAAAAGACCCACTAGCACCAACACCACCACTGTAACTAGCATAAATATTGTCTTCTATTTGTGTTTGTATTTTCCAAACATCAGTAGTGCTTCCAATTCTATAAGCAGCACTAACAACATTACCTTGAGTATTTGAAGCAGTTGCTCTTACATATACTACTTCAGCAGTAGCAGGAACAGTAACAGTTTTAGCAAATGTTACGTTATCTACACTTACTTGTACATTTGCTCCTACAGTTGATTCGGCATCTACTGCTTGTGCTGTGGTAGCTACATCAAGACCAGCAATTGGTATGGTTACAATATATGTTTGTCCAGGCAAAGCGGTATAATTATCTCTAGCTCTGAATGGATATGGAGTGCTTCTAGAAAGTCGTGTTTTTAAAGTAATTGTATCTACTTTATCAGCAAATGTAGGTGTTGTTGGACCTGCCGTGGGGTTCCCATTAGGACCAGCTGATGGAGGACCAGATATTCTAATTGAACTAGTTTTTGTAGTATTGAAATTGGGAGAAGCAGTTAATCTTAAATTTACTTGATCGCCATTTTGAACATATAATTGTTGTACCCAAGTTCCTGTATTATTCTTTCTAATTTGAGCATCACCACTAGTTACAGAACAAAGAACTTGTACAGTTTGATTTGAAGTTGGAGTAGTATTTAACGGTAGTGAACTAGAAAGATACGAAGGATTAATTGGGGTTGCTGCTTCAGCATATGTATTGCTTGGATATTCTGTACCCAATCCAGAAATATTGAAATTGGTAAAATAAGTTCTGTCTGGTTCAGCAGCATTAAAAGTATTTGTAGAACTAACTACAACATTATCAATTGTTCCATCATCGGATGGAGTAAAAATAGGAGATAAAGAAACAGTATTTGGATATCTATCTACTTCTGTCCAAACATACCAGTTATCTGTTACAGTTCCAATTGCTTGTATTACTTGAAAAGTTCCAGACCCATAAGTTCCAGCATCGTTATTTTCGTAACCGCCAGTTAAAGTATCAGCATCATTTGAAAAAATAGTTACGGATCCAGATGTTTTAGTTGTATACGTAGATCCAATAGCAATTCGTGTATATAATGTATTGTTTAAAACAAGACCAGTTACAGATTGAGACCAAGTTGAATTATCTTTAGAAATCTGTACATTACCAGTAGATGTAGCTCTTAAAACAGCATCAGAATCAATGCCAGTGATGGGTATATTTTGTGTTTTGTATGTACCAAATTCTGTAGCAATAACATCAACAAAATCAGTAAACTGCCAAGAATTTACAAGTTGATCTTGTGCTCGTGTAGTAACAGACCAAGTATCACTTACTACAGCACTAGGTTGCCCTACATTTGTTCCCCACGTTTCATCTGAAAGTCTGAGGGTTACATTAGTTGTTGTAGTATACCAATTTTCGGTGGTTAATCGTAATCTGATCTTATCGCCTTGACGTACAGTTCCTGACGTAATCCAAGGACCTATAGAACCACCACGATCTATTCTAAAAGCAGCAGCGGCATTTGCTCCTGTCGTAGTTCCTTTCGGACCACTAGTAGTAACCGTTACTACAGCAGGAATTTCAATTTCAATTCCATTAACTAAAATTTCATTTGAATAATATGTAGTAGATCTTTCAATTGTTGTAAGTACTGTTGTGGTACTTGTGTTAATAAATGCTTGTTGATCGTTAAAGCTAAAACTATCTGGTCTCGAATCTGGTATTCTCGTACCAAAAATAATGCCATCAGGATCAGAACCAGTTCCAATTTGAACGTTAACTGATACTTTTGTATTCCAAGTTGATGGTGTTGGGTATCTAACTTCTACTTGATCTCCAAGCCCAACATATACTGGCGTACTACTAAATGGCATTTATTTTATGACAATATCCGCTATTCTTTATTTATATTCACTGTAGTGGTCTTATATCTTGCCATGGTCCCCCATTAATTCTAACTTGAATTGGTTCCGATGCTTTAATTTCTAATTTTTCGTTTTCTTTAATGTTATTTACAGAAATAATTTGTGAGCGATAGTACTCTTCTTTCGGAGACATGTTGGGGGCATCTACAAATGTCTTTTTCATATCATCACCTTATTTTTTGTATTTATATTGATCTAGTATCTTGCCAATTTTCCCAACTGCTAGCTCCAGCTCGTTTTACTCTAATCTGTATATTTGAATTATTGGTTTTAATTTCAACTGGTATTTCAATATCATCGACACTTAAAGTATTCGAACTAATATATTGTTCCGCTGGATTGTCTGGAGGAGTTGTTATAGTGTCTATATCTGGATAAGGAACTTTATCATCTTTATTAGAAAAATTAAACGTTTCACTGACATCTGGTGCTCTTGTTGTCAGTGTAAAAAATCTTCTAACTGGACCAATATCAATGTAAAACTGTGAAGAATTAGTTAAACCAGAAGGATCTGTATTAAATGGAGGAGACGAAGCTCTAGCAAAAATTACGTTATTATTTGATACCAAAACAGATCCAGACCAATTTACGCTATTATTAGAAACTTGAACTCCTGGTCCAGCAGATACTATAGTTTGCATATCAATTCCAGTTATAGTTGTTGTACTGGTAGTCGTTAAAGTATTTGGTTCTAAATTACTTTGATTAGAAATACTATAATTATCTGGTGTATTATCATTAAAAACTTCAACGGTTATAGTTTGATTGACACAATTAGATCCAGCACAAGCAGTTAATGTATAAGATCTCGTGGCAGGAGAAGACGAACCAACTGTTGATTGAGGTAAATTTGTAATACTAGCAGAACCACTAGAACCAACCACACCAATATTACTTATAGAAACAGATGTTGTATCTGATGTATTCCAACTTAATGTAGTGTCATAATTTTGAATACCATCAGATCCACTAGTTTGTGGATTTGGATTTGCCGAAAAATTATTAATTTCTGGAGTTAATAAAGTGTATTGAATAAAAATATATCCGTTACCATTATTAATATTTGATGAAGTTAATGAAGCGTATGTAGTGTTATATCCGCTACCACCACCGTATCCACCCCTAGCATTGACGTTTCCAACACTCACGTCAAAACCATTATATCCTCCACCTCCTCCGCTAGCACCACCTCCGCCTCCACCACCACCAGATCCATCACTAGGACAATTACCACCACCACCACCGTTACTGATTGGAGAAACAGAACCTACCCAATTAAGAGCAACATCACCTATTAAACCATTAACGCCTGGGTATGCTGCTCCACCGCCACCGCCGCCGCCACCAGCAACAATGATCCAAGAACCAGAATAACTATCATAAACACCAGTGGCTCCGCCACCGCCACCGCCACCTCCAGAAGATCCCTGTGGACCAGCACGACCACCTGTTCCACCAGAAGCAACACCACCACCCCCACCGCCACCAGGAGCACTACCTTGGCTACTCGTTCCATCGCCACCAATCGTACCAATATTAAATTGTAAATTTCTAGCAACAAATGATGGTTGTATATTAAATGTTCCGAATCTACCAGCTCCATAAGTTCCCCCAGGAGTATTGGCATCATAACCACCAGATCCACCCCTAGCAGCAGCAACTTGAATAGAAATGTTGGTAGCATTTGCTGGAATAGATATAGTTTGGCTAGATGTGTAGGTAGCACTAAAAGTTGATGATGCCATTTATATACTCCTTACATCTTGCCAATTATTCCAATTAGTAGAACCAGAAGGTTTTATTCTCACTTGAACATTTGGATTACTAACTTTAACTTCAACTGGTATTTCAATATCATCAACCGTTAAAGTATCCGATGTTATATATGAATCTGGTGTTCCAGGTATTGTATCAATATCTGGAGATGGTAATCTATCATCTTCATTTGGGTAATTGAAGGTTTCATTAACATCTGGTGCTCTTGTTGTCACTGTAAAAGTTGATCTAGTTGGTCCAACATCAACATAATACTGAGTAGAGTTAGTTAAACCAGAAGGATCTGTGTTAAATGGTAAAGAAAAAACTTTTACGTATAATTGTTGATTGTTACTTATAGTAGTTGTATTAGCATAATTAACGCCGTTGGTAGAAACTTGAACACCTGGACCACCACTAGCAACAGTTATCATGTCTATTCCTTCAATTGCTGATGTTTGTATAATTACAGGACTATTTGGTTCTACATTATTTTGATTTGGTATACTGAACCCAGTTGGAGTATTATCATTATATACTGATACTGTAGTTTGAGCAGTCGTTGTGCCAGCACTATTTGCTGCTGTTAGTGTATAAGTTTTAGTTGCTGGCGAAACTGATCCTGTGATAGATTGAAGACCAGTGTTAACTGTTCCAGTTGATCCAGCAATCGAAGAAAGTTCGCCAACTCCTTGATTAATGTTTAATGTTTGTGCCCCAAAAGTATTCCAAAAAAATGCTGTATTTGCTGATGGTACACCTAAAATACCACTAGTTTGTGGATTTGGATCAGCATAAAATTCAAAAATTTCTGGAGGATCTAATAAGGTAAAAGTCAAATTACATTGATAAAAACAACCAACGTGGAATAAAGAGTCTGTCGTGCTAAAATTTAATTGAAAAGAATTAGTGCTATTTTTAGCTAGAAAATATGGGCCAGGAACTACTATTGTTTGATTTACTGGTCTTCCTACAGCACAACCTTGTTGTCCACCTGGAGATGTTGCTCTAATTATTTCGGCTCCATTGAATCTCAAACTCATATTTTCAAATCCAGGATCTTGACTTTCTCCCAGACCAGTTAACGAAACAGTCATATTAAATCTTGCTTGAGCACTCAATACTGCTGTAGCAACACCATTTTGAACATTACCATTAGGACCGCCACAATTAGCAGAATCCTGTACATCAAATCTTATAGTGTTTCCACTATTTGATATATTCCATCCAAAAGGAGCGCCAACACCAACTTGAGATGTAGTCCAATTTACTGATACTGCTGGAGGTAACGGCATTTAAATACTCCTTATATCGATCCATTCGCCCCAAGCAGATGAGCCAGGAGTTTTTTTTCTAATTTGTACATTAGAATTATTAGTTTTAATTTCTACAGGTATTTCAATATCATCAACAGTTAATGTGTTAGATATAATATAAGGTTCAGCTGGATCGGGTATAGTATCTATATCAGGAAAAGGAACTCTATCATCTTCATTTGGGTAATTAAATGTCTCGTTGACATCAGGCGCTCTAGTTGTTAAGGTAAAAAATCTTCGAATGGGACCCACATCAACATAAAAACTAGAAGAATTAGTTAACCCAGATGGATCAGTATTGAATGGGGGAGAAACAGCTCTAACAAATAAAGGATTGTTATTAGATACAAAAACAGATCCAGCCCAAGAAGAATTATTAGTTGATACTTGTACACCAGGACCACCTTGGGCATTAATTGTAACATCTATGCCAGTAATTGTTCCAATCGAAATGCTGGTTAATGTACTTGGTTCTAAATTTGTTTGACTTGGTACGGAGTAATCATTTGGAGTACCATCATTATAAACACTAGCAGTAGCAGTGGCGGTGACAGTTCCTCCAGGACCAGTGGCTGTTATTGTATAAGTTCTTTGTGCTGGAGAATTAGATCCAGCGACAGATTGAAGACCAGTATTAACTGAGAACCCACCAGAATTAACAGCAACTCCACCAACTCCTTGATCAATTGTTACACTGCTAGCATAAGTAGTGCTCCAAGTTAGTGTTATAGTACTACTTAATGTTCCTGGAACTGGATTAGTTTGAGTACTAGCAGTAAATGAATTTATTTGTGGTGGATGAAAATCCCATACTAATCGAGCAGCTCCATTAGCGCCAGCGCCTGCCTCACCTCCATTAGTATTACCAGCTCCACCAGCTCCATAATTACCTCCCCTTTTACCACCAGTACATCCTGCCTGAGACCCATCTAAATTTGTTCCTTGTCCCCCCAGAGAATTACCACAGCGTCCAGAATTACCTCCTGGTCTTCCTGCTCCACCACCTTCGCCGCCAGTAGTGTTATTGTCGGAATCTTTTGTTCCATCTTGTCCACCACCAGTTTCATCTCCAGATCCACTACCACCATTTCCACCTTGCCCGTCAGTGCCTCCTCTCCCCCCAGTAGCAGTTACACCTAATGGTCCACCACTAATTATAGTAGTTCCGCCGTTGTTGGAATTATTATTTCCTGGCTGATTACCACCAGATCCAACAGTTATGGATACAACGGTTCCGCCAGCTACTGATCTCGTAGATCTAGCAAATCCACCGCCGCCGCCGCCACCACCATCTTGATTATCAGTTCTATCTTTATAGCCAGATCCACCACCACCGATAGCTGTAGCAGTTACATTTCTACAAGCAAAGGGTGCTGTCCAAGATGTCGAACTAGTAAAATCTTGACTGGGCATATTTTTATATCTTGATAATAAATTCTACTAACATGTAAGGTGATATAGCAGTGTCCAATTTTTTAACATTTTCAGTAGTAATAATGACTTCACTTTCTAGACCATCAGCAGCAATGTCAGTATTAAAAAATTGATATTTTAGTGTTGTATTATCTTTTAATTCCGTTGATCCAGGTAAATTAATACCATGAGTATGATTTATTGTAAATGTAGATCCTTCGGGACCATCTAAAGGAACAACATTATTAGATCCTTCAGTTTGTGAATCATTTCCGCCTCTACTACCTCTATTTTGAACATATGAAGTATCTGTCCAATTACCCAAATACGTAAACACCCCAACATCGGCATCGTGACCGTGAGCTTGAAAATTTTCTTCTGTTAATGGAGAATTCAAAACAAACCCAGTAGAAGTTTTGTATAGAGGGTTTCCACCAAAAGAATTTTCTTGACCAATAACTTCAAAACTTCCCCCATATCTAATTGTTACCGAATCTCCAACCAATGATTGTACTATTGTTTCCGCTCCAACTTTAGTAATTGATGGATCTTGATCCAATGTTAGATTAAGATATTGACCAGTTGAATTAGCACATCTAACATATTTTGATCCTAAATCCGGAAGTTGAAATTGATTACTTGTAAGAACATCTGGATTTTTAGCAAATTTAGAATTTTGTCCTGTTCCTAAAATAGCAGCAAGACCAGGATAAACCTCAGCAGAAAGAATGCTGCCATCACATCTCAAATAGCCAGCAGGTAATAAAGTTTTCCAAGTAGATTGATCGGGAATATTAACATCAGGCAATTTAACCATAAAGGGCATTATGATGCCTGTAATACCACCATATTTTGCTTTTTCTCTAGTGTAATATTTTGCCATGTTAATATGCCCTAATTAAATTTGTTATGGATAATGATGGCGAAGTTAATGTGAAAGCGATTTGTAAAGCTTCTGGTACATTATCAGGAATAACATTTGGCTGACAATTAACAGAAATAAAATCTCTAATATTTAAATTACCTGGATCATAAGTAACTAAAAATTCACTTTCGTGGTCATGAGTTTCAATAACATCATTTACACTAGCGTCAGCTTTAGCTGTAACTGTAAAACTAACAGCGGCAGTATTATAAAGCGTCTTTTTAAAATTATCTGCTTGATCGCTTCCGTTGCCCCCCGAATCGTAATTTGGTTGTTTAATTGGAGCTGTTTCATCAGAAAATGGTACAAAACTATTTACATTTAATCTACCAGTAGTTCTAATATTAGTTAAATCAGAAGTTTCTGTTTCACCTGATGATCTAGTTCTTAATTTTTTTGCTGACGTAAACCAAGTTTTGCCCACACCGTGAGCAGCGGCACTAGTTTGAATAGGTATGTGTGTTCTAGGTGGTTTTGTTCCACCAATAACAGCTAGAGCGTATTTTCCATACCCTTGTTGGAAAGGACTACTCGAAGAACCAACCGTTGCTTCATTACTATTAAGACCAGTTTGATCTCCCCAATAATTGGCAACACCATTACTACTTAAAGGACCGTCAGGATTTTGATTTAATGGAAAACAAAATTCATTAGGGTCTCCATTAGTTTGCTCATATGTTTGAGCTAAAAATATTTGGGGATTGTCCCAAACTCCCACACCAGTACCAGGAACTGTATCAGAATCATTTTTATTAATCGTTTCATAAGATCCTGGGTGTACGTGCTGTGGCATGTGATCTCTTCCCAATTTTCTTGGGACTACATACACAGAACGAACATCAAACCCACCAATAAATGTTTGCCCTTCAACAGTTCCTTGAAAATAAGAATTACCTATAGAATCAACCGTTACTATAGCATTACCTCCGCCACCTATATTAGCTCCACTTATGGTTAAAATATTTCCTTGTGTATAACCTTGTCCTTTATTTTTAATAGCTACAGAATATGTTCCGTCACTAGCAACAATTACAGTAAATAATGCTCCTGTTCCAGTACCTCCAGTAGCAGAGATATTTTTAAATACTTGTGTGGAGCCAGTAGCAATTCCAGATCCAGAAGTAGTATAAGCAGCAATAAATCCGTCTGGATCTGGAGTGTAGGTAAAATTAATATCTGTAGTAGCAAAAACAGTTGTTGGAGGACCCAAATCTCCTTCATCTCCAAGATATTGAATGACAACATTTCCAGCAGAAATATCATCAATAGATGATGGTGCTATACTAGCGTTAGCATTAAAATGTTCTGGTCCTATATCAGCAAGAGTTTTTTGATTTACGGCAGGCAATCTAAAAGTTCCCTCATAATCTGGAAAAGAACCATCGAAACCAGTACCACCATAACTATCCTTGAGAATTCTAGCTAACAAAGGATATTCATCGGCTCTAACTTCAGCACCATTACACAATAGCCACCCCTTGGGGATTCTAGTTAATACCCCAGTCCAAGGCATTACCGATCCAATTGGTAATGCCTTTTGTGTTCTTACAGCGTTGTAATTTTTCGGCATCTTAGATTTCCATTAACCACCAACCTTGTTGTGATGGAGGAGCCCCAGTAGTAGTACCATCATAATTTAATGGACCAATGTAAATTAATCCGAGAGCAGCATTTGGAGATTGTACTACAAGTTCACCACCATTATATGTAGACCCGATAGCTGGTCCTTGTCCAGAGTTTGTATTGTCTCCCTGAACACGAACAGTCGAAGGTGCTCTAAATCTCAATGAGATATTATAAGTTAGATTTCCACCAACATCTACTACTCTAATCATATCACCAGTCGTTGGATTTTGTGGAAGTTTGAAGATGGTGTCAGCAGAAGGAGAAAGGAAATAATTCACATTAGCAACCCCCTCGATGACATCTTCGCCACCACCAACGTATACCCATTTTCTAGCACCCGATGGAGTAAAGAATCCATTTACTCCAGCAAAATCCATAGATCCATCATTGCCAATTTCAAATAATTTTTGCTCTAATGTTCCACCATCACCATCACTAACAATCTTATTAACTGTTAAATCACCGCCGTTAATTTTAACATCACCAGCAAAAGTGCTAGTACCAGATCCTTCAGTAGTTAACGTTCCAGAAATAGTCAGATTTCCTGTAGTATTTTGTAAGAATAGTTTCTGACCAAATACTAATCCACCATCACCATCATCAACAGGATTGTTGTCAGTAATTAATAGATTTCCACCACGTAAAGTGGTATTTGATGTAGCGCCATCAACTTTAAATCTATCACAAGTCGAACCACCAACACCAAGATTTCCAAAAATACATGTGTTGCCAGTAGCACTATCAACAGCAAATCTTTGAGAAGTGCCATTAGTAATTACAAATCTATCTTGATTTGTTGTTGAAGATCCAATAAGTGTGAAGGTTTTATTTAAATCTAAAGTTCCTGCTATAATTGTATTACCAGTTGTAGAATCAACTTGGAACACAGTATTCGCTGGGTTGCCGCCATCATTAATTCTGAAAAGTTGATTAGTTGTCTGATTAATAGCATTAACATTAGCTAATTCACTATCACTAAATCTCAGAATATCGCCAGGAATTACAGATCCGCTGAATACACCAGTAGCAATTGTTTGAACTGTTCCCGAACCAGGATTATTCAATCCACTTACTTCATCAATATAACTTACATCATTTGCTAAAGTATATTTTACAAGAACAGCATTATCTGGGTGATCAGTTCTAAGATAACGATAAACACCTGTGCTGGATCCAACATTAGGACCAGATATCATCAAACCTTCGCCAGTAAGAGCATTTCTAGCTCGCTTTACTTTAACTCTAAGTGGTAAATCAGAAATATCGTTTAGATTAGTAAGTTCAATAACCTGTACTAATTCACTATATTGCTCTCCAACAGGAGAAGATACAGTATCTTGACCAGTAACTTGTACAGAACGATCAATTAAAACATAATCACCAATACCAAACTCGTTGAAACTTTGCTCCCCAATAGGTAGGAAATATTCTTCGGCATTTGATGGATCAACTTGATATGTCGTTCCTCCCCAGAATGATAATCCTTGAGTATCAATAGTTCTTTGGATGATTACTTTTTTGAAAATATCGACGTTTAGGAGATCAATATTTCCTCTTACATGTATAGTAGTTGGAGTTCCGAAAGAACCTCTCCTTACCGTAAACGCTCCAGCGTTCAATCCACCAATTAATGTAATATCACCATTAACCTCAGCAGCATTTTTCACTACCAGAGTATTATTGATTGTGGTGAAACCACCAGCACCACCAATGTTTAATCTTGTTACTGATGTAGCAAAATCAAGTGTTGAAATGTTTCTGCTGAACATTTCAACTTCTCTAGAATTAGTTTGGAATTCCGAGAAACCTGTTCCTGGTGGATTGTAAGTACCGATTGATAGATTACCATCAATTTCAGTATAACGGTTCCTGATTTTAAATAAGCTTTCTACGTTACTAAGTTTTCCAAAAGCACCACCCATTCTAATAATACTAGTATTAGCACTAGATTCACTTACAGTACCAATATCGACTAAAGAATTAGTAGAGTTACTATGAATCCACAACTGGCTAGTTTGAACAAATCTACCAATGTTAAATTCTTGAGTGTTTGATACATTACCAATGTTGATTAATTGATTTTCATTAGTAATATTAGCAATGTTTAACTCTTCAGCAACACTGAAAGCGTTTACATCTGTGGCAATAGTATCAAGAATATTAAACGATGTACTTGTAGTTGTTAATGATCCACCGTTAATTGCTAGATTAGATTCTAACTTAAGATCATTAGTAATTCTAGCGTTACCTTTAACAACAAAGTTTCTATCCAACTCAGATAACGTGGTGTTGATACCAATTCTTCCACCAGCATTTGAAGCAGTTCCTATAGTTGTGGAAGCAACTCTTAGAACAACTTCATCTTGAGGAGCATTTGTTTTTGGATCAAATCCAACAATAAAAGCATGATCAACTTTATTAAATGTTCTATTTGATAATAGAGGATTGTTAATAAAGTTGTTTGGAGAAGTACTTAAAGTTCTGCCACTAATAAAGGCATTACCAACGATATCTAGATTAGCTCTAGGATCGACTGCTTGAGAAACAAAACCAGTTAATTGATCTCCGTCAGTGCCATGTTTTGCTCTAGCAAGAGTATTAATACCAAGTTTAAAATCTCCATAATTTTGTGTATTTGTTCTTAAAGTTTCCGCTCCAAGAACACCAAATTCTTTCCAGGAATTTCTAGAAATTTCAATACTCCATCCAGCTGGAATGATAGTAGGATCATCGACACTGGTGGAAATAATAAACGGCGAGATTACTTGGAATGTATTTGTGGTGACAGTGCCAACAGTTCTAAGACCATTTAAATTAGCATATCTTCCAGTAAATCCACCAATTTTTAATTTAGAACCTTGAGTAATACCAATTTGACTATTTGTTACGCCTACCTGAAGTGTAAACTGAACAATATTTGAACCTAAAGCAGTTACAGTGAATACATTGGATGTAATTAAATCATAGAAATTACTGTAAATCCATCCAAGTGATCCAGTTTTGTCTACTTGGGCTCCTTTTAGAAGAATATCACCTGGAGTAGGAGAAGCAGATCCAAATGTTACATTCAATCCAAGAGTGCTTAATTCTTGATTTGGAGTGTAATTGGAAGGAATATTGCCGTTTGTTTGGTTTACATGAGTTCTAATGCTGTAATTTTGACCACTTAAAGCAGTGTTACCTCGTGGATTTAAAGTAAATATGGCAGAGTAAATATTATTTTTACTCAATACAATATTACCTTCCGAAGGAATGTCACTTAAAGCAAACGTGGCACTATCTAATGTTACATCTTCACCAGCGGAAGAATTTAAATTAGATACAACAGTTAGAGCAAATGGTTCAGATGGTTCTACATTAATTGTTACTGGATTATTAAAGTTAGCATTGCCATCTACAGTAATATCTTTTTCAAATACAACAGGGAGTTCGAACGTAGTAACTAGACCACCCAAATCATCTGTTTCATCATCGGATGAAATTAATTGAGCCCTTTCTAAATATGTCTCTTCACCAGTAATAGCATTAATTTTACGGTTACCAATATAAAGGTCACCGTTGGAGTTTAGACCAGTATAGAATACAATACCACCATCTTCTTTCTTAGATTGAGCATAGAAATCCTGAATATCGGAAAGAACAACTTCTTGTCTTAGTGGGAAACCAGTTGAGTAGTTACCAGGACCAAAACCTAGATATTCGAAGGTGTGGTTGCCAGAACGAGCAATAGATGGTCTACGAAGTTCTACATATAGTCTACCTTCAGTTGGGTATGGAGAATCACCAGAGATAGGAATTAATCTATCCTCAGAACCAGAAGTAGCATTTCCTGCTTGAGCAGCAATAGGATTAACTACGTAATCATATCTGTTTAAAGCAGGATTATTAATAAAATCTAAAACAACTTCTTTAGTTTCACTGTTCTTAGAATCGTTAGTTGTTACTAAACCATGAACAAAGTTATCAGCAGCACAAATGGTTGGAGGAACGTCTACAATAGAAGTATCTCTAGAACCATCTGCTCTTACCTGGAACCACAGAGGATCATTCTTATAATCTAATGGATACAGTTGAGAAATTGGCTGACTAAACTTAAAGTTTCTAAAGTTAGTACCAACTCCAGGTCCAGTTGGGAATGGCGAGATATTACCTTTAAGGCAAGTTAGGTAGTAAATACCAGCTTGCTGATTAGGAATACGTCTTTGGATTTCATCAATATCAAAGATGTAGAAAGAATCTTCAATTTGACCAGCATCCTCAACTGATATAACTCTATATTGAGTGCTGTCATCATCTTCAATAATATCACCAGGAGTTATTGTAAGAACATTAGAATCCTTAATGCTGTATAGATAATCTTTTCTATCAGATTTACTTAATGAATTGTTTACACTTCCTACGCTGTTTTCTTTGGCTTGTAGAAAAGCAAAAATCAATACGGCATTTCCATCACCATCAAATACTGGTTCTCCATCAATGTCAAGAACAGGTTGAGTGAATACAGTATCAATAAGTGAATTATACTCAATTCTCTTATTATCATCAATATTTTTGATGATTAAGTAATGTTCATCAGTTCCATCTACATTAAAGTAACCTTGTAGGTAGCCAGAACCAGCAGAAAAACCAGACCAAGTAATTCTATTATTTGATACACTGTTTAATGTATTAAATCGGAAAGTTCCCCCTTGAGGAGCATCAATTTTGACCGTAGTGAATTTCTCATTTCTCAACTGATCGTTGGTAATTCCGTAATCAAATACAGTTAACTCAATAAGATTTGTTCCATTTACATTAACTTGTCTAGCAGATTGAATGCTAAATGATACTTTACTTTGTGTTTTATCACTATCAATTACTTTTACTTGATTAATGTTGTATGGATCATATTCAAAATTAAGATCTAACTGAGATTTAGGTAATCCTAATTGCTGGGCGATTGTTCCGCCAGTTGGTTGCTGTAATTGAATTTCAAAATAAGCAAGATTAGGAGATCCAACAGCAACAGGAGCTAAAACAATTTTTTGTGGGAGAAGTCTTCTTGTTTCGTCAGTTCTTGCTTTAAGAACAAATCCATTGAGAGGATCACGAACACCTTGAGCATACTCAGGAATTACATATCTTAAACGATAAATTCTGTCTTGAGCTGTTCTATTATCTCTAAGTCTTCTGTAGAAAGTGTTCTTACTTCTAGCATCTTTTAAGGTATCGCCAAGTTCTTGAATTCTTCTAATAATATTAAATTGATTGCTAATTTCATTCTTGGTGTTAATATACCATTGACCAGTAGTAGTATCAGCATTTACTAAAGTAGCATCAAATTTTACTGGGCTTTCTCTCTTATCCGAGAATACATAGAAATTCTTACCAAATCCAGCAGTAAAAGTGATTCTAGGAGTACCAGAAATTGCTTCAGTTGGAGTATAGAAAAGAGCGAAAGTTTTTGGTGTAACAAATCTAGCATAGTAATATGTGTTAGTATCAATTGGCTCTGTTATGCCACCGCTAGTAATTTGTGGCAATTCTGATTCACTAGGATCACCAAATGATCTAAAGAAAACTTTATGTACTGTATTTAATGTAGAAGGGACATCAAAAACGTGTGGTACATCTGTCTGAATTACATCAGTTTGACCAGTAATAAAGTTACATAGGTATTGATGTAGATCATAAGTTTCATCAAGAACATACTGCTGAAGTTCAATTTCTACTTCTTCGTCTACAGAATCTGTTTCTGACGAATAGATGTAAATACCAGCAGCAGCATTTTCTTTAGTCCTAGCAAGCATGATCTTGGTAGATTCATCAGGACCAAACGTGTTTGGATATGTTGTTTCATCAGAATAATCTTCTGGTGAAGTGCTTCTTCCTGGAGCAATTACATAATAAACTGTGTTAGTTTGGAATCCTCTTGGGAGACGAATAACTCTCTTATCTGGATTCGTACTTTCTCTTGCTTTAGGAACAAGACGAACAGCAGTTCCTGTTTCAAAATTGTGTGGGTTTGAAGTACCACCACCAACATTAACAGTGAATAGTGTTGCTCTAGAAGCAAGATTAGCAGTATCGACAACTGGTTCTACACGAGTTACATTATTAAATTCTGGTTCAGTTCTGGTAATTCCAACAAGATCACCTGGATCAGCGTCAGTACCAATAGCTCCAGTAATAATACCATTAAATGTAGTAATTGTGCTAGCAATATCAGCACAATCATTAGCTGAATCATAGACTCCAGCTTGACCAGAAAGATCACCAATAACAGTATTATCGATGTACTGAGTTAAATTGTGATCACCTTGAATAGTAATCACCTGATTTCTCATTGCCTGGATAGCAAGATCTCTTACTTGAGTATAAACTTGAACAGCCTGAGTTCTTTCTCCATTAAGTAAATTAGGCTGAAGTACATATACTCTAGCAGCATCATAAACTCTACTATTACCGCCGTACTTAATATTATAAGCAATAGCATCAATAATTAATTTAACGTCATCAGTACATTGTTGATTGCCACCAGGAACTACAAATCCTGGGTTAGCAATAAGCATTCTATCAACTGCTTCCTCAGCGATTAAATTCTTATTAGCAAGAATTAAATTGGAAGCATCAACTTCTTTACCGCCAAGAGGAGTTAAACCTTGATTAAGAATCAAGAATATATTTACAAAATACTCCTGAATAATAGTAGCAACACCAGAACACTCAGGATAGCCATTGCCAGCAGTAGGACCCCAAGTGCTGGTATCTTGTATTAAAGTATTATCTTTTTTAGCTGGAGTCGCTGCCCAAGAACCAACAAGATTAGAATCGCTATCTACAATTGATGTTGTTTTTGGTAATTCAAAGTATAGATAAGCAGAAGAAGAATTTAAGTTTGCTGGGACAGACAAACCTTGTTCTAATTTACTGCCAAGATTACCTAGCTCAATTCTGTTAGCATCAATAATTTTCTTAACATATACGTTATTAGGAATAACTGGGTTTAACTGTACTGGTGTAGCACCAGGATTCAATTTACCATCAGTAAAATTAATTAGATTGTAATCATACTGGGTTACTTTCATTCCAATCAAGATTCCACTTGTGTCACCAATATCGACAATAGCAGAACCCTGTGTCGTTACACAATTTCTGATGAGATAATCATAATTTCTCATCGTCGAAATACAAAGATTCTTGACGTAATCAAGAGCTTCTATTGTTTCGTTTAATTCATTAGAAATGTATGCTAATTGACCGCCAATATAATAACCTTCGGCAGCTTGAATAGTGTTAATATTGCCACCAAGACGTAAATCTTGAATTACAGCATCAACAAAATAACCAATGTCTCTTTCACATGTAGAAATTTCGATGTTAGTATTTGTTAGAAGATTTGGATACTTTTGTGTGATATATCCGTATGCTTCTTGCTGAATGAATGTTTTATTAGTTTCAATGATATTTGAAGCATCCTGTGCTCTATTATCAATTGAAATACCATCTGGATTTAAAGTTTCTAACGAAACAGTATACTTTTTAAATCCGTTTGGTGTAACTGAAGAGAAGTATTCTTCCGTAGTTCCGGCAGGTGATTTTAACTTAAGATAAATCTTTTCATCTGTTTTAGCACCTAGTCTATATCCACTAATTGATGTAGATGGTCTATCAAATGGATCATAGGAATCATCGCTACCATAATAAAGTTTGGTTTGATTGGCTACATCTTTTGATACTTGTAAAGCAATTGAATAGTACTTTAGTTCTACTTCGTTAAAAGCACTGTCATCAATCTCCTTTACAGGAATAATATCAGTAATATAACCACCCTTATCCTGGTTGAATGAGAATCCTTTAAATCCTACAGCATGAAGTGAAGTGTTACCGAAGTTGGAGTTGGAGTTGGTGATGGACATGTCACCACCAGATTCCATTAAGAAGTGATCAAAGAAGCCTACAGCGAATACCGAAACACACTGAATGAAAGCATCATCTGAAGCACGAATGTGGAAGTTTCTCCAGTCATCTTTCCAGTAAGCATCACCTTTGCTGTGATAAGGAATTGTAGCAAAAGCATCTACAAGTGACGCCTGATTCCAAGTATTACTAAATTCATCATAGCGAATAAACGCTCTATCATCTCTTTGTAGAGAAACACCCGTATACTGGGCAACAACCATCGACTTGAATCCAGTTGCCTTAGATCCATCCGCCCACATACCACACTGACCCCAGGTGGATCTAATCGAGCAGTTGAATACGTATGGCGAAGCAGATTCTACGGAGTCAATTTCTGCTTGTGCTCTGGCGCTAAGATTTAATGATGGAGTTGTTGAATTGCTGTATCCGTTTTCATTAATATCAAGACCTAAAATTGCTGGTGTAGTAGCAACTTGATACTCAAATATTCTTGGATCTTCTTGATCAACAGCAGTTACTTTAAAAGTACCATTTAGTAGATCATTAAGACCGTTATCTACAATAGCAACATACTGGTTTACAAAATATCCATGAGCAATTTTAGTAGTAGCTACAATCGTAGTTCTGGATGGATTTGTTGACTGCTTAAGACGAATATTTACAATACTTCTAGTGTCAGAAAGAGGACCAACAATTCTATTTTCTTGTGGTAATGCTTCTAAATCACCATCATCAATTGTTGGTTGGAATAAAGCGAAAGCAGTAGCGACTTTATTGTAATACAGATCTAGATCATCTAGATCGGCATAAGTCATGATAGTAATCTTGTGGTGAGAATACTCAGGAATTGCTAATTGAGTATTGTTACCCTTTTGGAAATAAACCTTACCTACTTTATCGTTGTTGTCATATAAAGGAGAATTCTCAGAAAGATCACCATCTTTAATAGTAAACTGCCAAATATAGCAACCACCAGTTAGATTAAAGATCGAAGTTCTTTCTTGTGTTCCGTCAGCAGGATCGGGTACATAGAGAGGACGTACAATTGTTCTACGAAGATCATAACCGATTAGAGAACAACCTCTAGGAACGATAGCACCACCAGTAGAAGCGTTAAATTTGTATAGAACGTTATCTGGATTGCTAAGATCAAGAATTGAGTTGTCTTGCCACTCTTCAAGTGCTCTGTTGTAATTAAATACAGGAATGTCTCCTGTAATTTGAACATTAGCAAGACTTGTGATGTCTCCATCAGAAATAGCAGTCGTTATAATACCGATTAAAGTATCAATAGTTGCTTGAACATCGACACAAGTGGCAACATTACCTGATGGTAGATTTGGAACTACTGGACCACCAGAATTATAAACAGCTGGACCAGAAAGAATATTCAGATCTTTAGAATAAAGCTGATTGGTTACAGCTTTTTTCATCATTACTTTAGCAGCATTAAAAGCAATAACAGATTGTGCTTCTTCTCCTAAAAGACCATTCGAAATAGGAAGACCTTCTTTTGTAAAATATGATTTGGCAGCAGCCACAATATTGGCATTTCCGCCATTAGCGAGGTCAGCAGCAACAGCATCAACAATATAACCAATATCTCTTTTACACTTAGATTCACCAAGACCGATTGTTTCGATAGTCTCTTCAGGAAGATATTCTAAATTGCCATCATTAATTACATCTGTGACAATTGCTGTAAGAGTGGCAATTGTAGTTTGAATGTTAGCACATGAATTAACAGTTGTATTCGAACCAGTAAGAGGATCAATAGTGAGTGTCAGATCTTTAAATGTTAGCTGATTCGCTACAGCAGCCTTCATCAAATCTCTGGCTTTATTAAATGCTGTAGTAGATTCTGCTTCTTCTCCCTGAAGACCATTATCGATCCAAGCAGTTCCAGAATTATTAAAATAATTTTGTAAAAACTTACGTGTATAACGATTTCCACCACCTAGCAATACATCCAAAGATACTGCATCAACAAAATATCCAATATCACGCTGGCATTTAGCTGAATTTGGATTTGTAAAAGTCGGGTGTGTAATAGCAATTTGAGCAAAAGCACCGTCAACAATTTCTTGACGATTTTTTTGAATCAGACGGTATGAGTCAAATCCTCTGTTCAAATCGCTATTAATAGGATCGCCAGGAACTACCCAATCAGTACCCCAGGCAGCTTCATCATATTCGATGGCAATTTCGCCAAATGCTCTATCAATAATTTCTTGTCTATTTGCAATAATAAGTTCTTTGGCATCAAAATAGCGTTGCTTTTCGCCACGATCAACTTCAATTAATCCAGGTCTGTTGTCAATGTAGTGATCGCCAGGCATCAACATGATGCTAAACTGGTCAAATCTATCGTTATCTTGACCAGGAAGATACGAATATCTTGCTACTTCAATAAAGGCTCTTTGAATTGTTTTGAATGGACGTAGAGGAGAATTACCTCTATTATCTAATTCATCAGTAGCATTAAAATCGTCTGGAGAAACATATAGATATTTACCAGTTTTGCTTGAATACAGATTATCAAGTCTTGTAAGAGCCATAATTACCCAGACCTATGTGTGCTTTCTTCTTACGAGTATTTATACAATAAAACCCCTCCCGAAGGAGAGGTTTTAAAGCACACGGAAGGGATTCTGGTTTGGCAGTATCGCCAATGGGCAGGGTTGGATTTGAACCAACGTTGGACAGAGCCGCCTGATTTACAGTCAGGTTCCTTAAACCACTCGGACACCTACCCAAACTGGAGTGGTGGGATTCGAACCTACGACCAATCGGTTAACAGCCGACCGCTCTACCACTGAGCTACACTCCATTGTTATGTCAAATAATTTCCCTCAAGATAATTAAGTGCCTTTTTTACGCCTTCAATACTATCACCAAGTCTCCCAATACCAACATTACAATTATCACAAATAAAACCACGAATGGTTTCAGTTCCATGAATATGATCACAAACCAGCAGTTGATCAGTTTTTCCACAACAAGCACAAGGAGTGCCTAGGAGTGGTGTTTTTAGATTATATTTTTTCTTCAATTTCTTAGAAGCTGAAGGGTCTTTAACACCTCCCGGTTTTCTACATTCTTTACATTCATATCTAAAACCATTTTGGGTAGAATGATTTCTGTGATAGAAATCTTTAGTTAATGGTTTTTCTTTTTTACAATACCTACAAACTCTGGTTTGTACAGCTATTTCAGATTTTTCATTGAATAGAATTTCAAGAAGTGACATGATTAAGTCAGAATTTGTCTTTTTGCTTCAATTTTACCCAATTAAGTAAATTATAGTATTCAAATTTATCGTCAGATTCCTCCTTTGTTTGGATTAGGGTTTCTAGTGCCTCGATGACCATTTCATGGTCTTTCTTAGAAAGTAAGCTCATTTTTTACCCTCAACTTTTTTGACGATTTTTTACCGGGAATTTTTTTCCCGATTTCATGTATTTAGTTTTTGAATTTCGGATTTGTAATCCGAAGTGCCCAAGAGAGGACTCGAACCTCCACGCCGAAGCACATGATCCTAAGTCATGCGTGTATACCAATTTCACCACTTGGGCAGTGACCCCTCTGTTTGAGCATCATTCGGCGTCCCGAGATAGGCTTGAGGGGTGTTAACAAGGCAGGTGCGGTATCTCCATACGGTTCCCATGCTCCTTTTACTTTCCTTACCTTATTTCCTCTGTCTAGGAATCGAACCTAGTTTCCATGTGTGTTGTCCACCCGTCCTTACCAATAGACTACCAGAAGTTGTGGTAGGAGGGGGGAGCATCACCTTAAGCCCCCCTCTTTACTTCACTTGGACACAGAATACTAAGACCAAGGAGAGGTTTTGGTTCCTACATTGAACGCTATCACTACGACCAGATATTTCCAGTCCATGTGAAAGCGAGAGCCTAAGGTCGGACTTGAACCGACGACCTACGGTTTACAAAACCGTTGCTCTATCCAGCTGAGCTACTCAGGCATTCTAACAAATTCAAACCTACCGTATTTAGAACCCCAAAGCTGATGCTTATGTTCAGCACAGAATCCACGATCCATAACGTAATAATGAGTTGGTGTTATCTCAATTTCGTTTTGGAGGTAGGTTTGACGACCATTCCAGTCTACCATACAATTACATCCCTGGATACCACCCACGAAGGAATTGTTTTTGGGAGTCATGAACACGTCACAACCACTTTTTAATTTTAGCACATCCTGGTCGATTTCGTCAAGCCTTTTAAAACCAGTATAGTTTTCTTTATCAATCAATTCATAATTATAGATATGAATTTGTCCGTTTTCTTCTTTGGGCTGAAGAACAAACTGACGATAAGGTTTGTTTAACTGATAATTGTATGCTTGTTCTCCATAAATCAAACCACCACCCAAGTTCACATGGGTTACCCTAATAAAGGCATACTTGCTTGGGTTAGAAAATGCTTGGATTTTGTTTTCGAATCGTCCTTCGATTAATCTAAAAAATTCTTTAATCATCTTTAGGTAGTAACTCAGGATTTTCAAATTCCAATTCAAACATTAGCGGATGAGCCTCTTCCATCATCAAATAATTAGACCAAATAAACATGTCTTCATCATCAAAATCCCTATTAGATAGGGCTTCAGTTTGGACAGAAGGATGGTCTTGTATGAGGGCAGGAAGTTCGTCAAAGGTATATGGCATACCCTGTATGAAATACATACGAACTACCTCGCCCATATAAAAGCAATATGATTGAGAAAGTGTGTATTTCATTACTTTTTTCCACTCGTTTTATTTAGTGGAATACCCGTGGTCGGATTCGAACCGACACTGGAGGGATTTTAAGTCCCCTGTCTCTGCCGTTGGACTACACGGGCATGTGTATGTGACAATTGTAGCAGGTTTTGCTCAGATTGTCAAGTGCTCCTTGAGGGGATCGAACCCACCTTAGCCGAATTATGAGTTCGGTGCATTCGCCAGATTGCTAAAGGAGCAAGGTACGAGTGGGTGGATTCGAACCACCTCAAAGCCGCTAATCTGGCGGAAAGAGTTTATAAGACTCCTCTGACTACCAAGTCTCACTCGCTTGAATTGATACCAATCTATGGTATCATATTCGTCCCGTTGCTGTCAAGAGGTTTTTCAGTGCCTGCCTACGCTTTCTGGCAGCTCTCAATGCTTGGGGCTTGAGGGTACGCTTCTGTTCTTTTTTGCTGTGGTGTTGCCAATTTGGAACTTTCATTGTTTCCTCGACCCGTGTATGTATGTATAATAGCAGCTTTAAGCTGGTCTGTCAACCCCCCTGTGCCACTAGTCACGCTGTCTCCAGTCTTCTGGTTTGTCTTGGCGAAACCAGTCAACAATCTCATCAATACTATCAAATCCAGTAATACCTTTAGATTCGTGACCAGTGCCACCAATATCAAGTTGATTCAAAAAATCATCCATATCTCCCTCAACCATATCTGGATTATTAGCAGTACGTCTTGCTTGTCTAAGTATAGTGGCAGCACTTCTATTTGATTTTGCTAATTTTTCTGCCCATATCATTTCAGATAATTCTACTGTTTGTCCAGCAACAATTTTTTGACAAATAGATTCTAAGCGAAGACGATACTGGGTAGATAACATAATACACCTCAATGTTATTGGTATTTATTGCTCGACTTTTTGAGTGATTTTTTACCAGAGAATTTTTTGCTGATTTCCTGGTTTCAGTTTTCCAATTTCAATTTAGGTAAATTTGTGTCGCCACCACAGAAATTTTAGCTGGCTCCAGTGTAATTTTTGATGTCTTTCCATAAGAAAATTCTGCTTTCGTTTCAGACATCTCAAGCACACCCAATTCTTTACCAACATTTACCTTGAAAGATTTTTCGTCAAGTGTCATGGTGCTTACTTGAGCAGCAGCCTCAAATTTAAATCCACCTGTGGTGGTACTCATTTCAACTTTGCCGCCACTAGATACCTTATAAGCAGCTATTTCTGGTGTTGGATTTGCTCCTACTTCTAACACATATGACTCTTGTTGTGATGACTCACGAATTTTTGTTCCAGTTATTGATGTTTTCTGTTTACCTACAGTTTTTTCTGAGGCATTTCCTTTAACTTCTCTAGCATAATCTAAATCAACGCTCAATGAATAATTCTTATTAACAATTTGTTTATAGTCTCCAGTAACTCCGAGATCATAATTACCATTGACTGTATAATTAACACTTCCTGGTGTTGAAACAGATGTTGAAGCATTTGGGTTGTACTGTTCTATTTGTACTTCGCCTGCTCCCTTGGAGTATTCACCACCACTCAGATTTTTTTCAAAGAAGCTAGTATTGAGTGAAAAAGTTCCACCAAACATATTAATTCTACCACCCTCTTTACCTGCCGTGAGATTAATATCTTTTCCTGAATTTAAATTAAGTGTGCTAGCAGCATTTAAGGTAATGTTTTCTCCTTTTATAACTGCTTCACCACCAATACATTCAATTAACACATCTCCATATACTTTTAGCGAGTAAGCAGGCAGTTTAGTTTCACTTATGCCTCCAGTAGCATTCGTTTCCTTTTTTACAGAACCGTCGTCTGGTCTTCCTTGAACTTCAATTGAAACAGATCCTGTTTTTTGTAGTTGTGCTTCTGATTTCATAATCAGTTTGCCACCACATCCACTTTGAGATGGAGACCCAGTGCCAAAGATTATGTTTCCCTGATTGTCTATGTGGAATGCTGATTTACCATCAGTTATAGCAAAGCCAGAAGATCCATCTTCAGGAAATGTATACGTAGTAAGAGTCCATTTGCCTAACAGATAAGAATAATCTGGTATTGGACCTTCGCCATATTTAAAAGAAAGATCTCCATCAGCATTAGGAACAGTTCCTTTTGTTACATCTGGATTTGAAGCGGGTTTGTTAGTTACAGACATTATGGGCAATCAATATATTTACCTGTTCCAATTTTGGCATAGCCTTTGGTTTCAAGTTCTACCTTATCTAGGCAATTTAAACTAGGTAATACTCTAGCACCAGCACCACCGCCACCTCTAATTATAATACTAGGAATATCCTTAAAGGTTTTTGTTCTGTCGAGAACTTCTACACTAAAAACATATCCGAGATCATTTATTCTTGCTCTAGCAATTCCAAGTTGACCGTCAATGTATACTTCTGGTTCTGAAGTATACCCTCTACCTGGATTCAATAATGTATATGAATCAATGACACAGGTTAAGTTTTGATTAACAGAAGTATTTTTTACATATCCTCTGCCAGTTCTTGTCACTCTTACTTCACTCACATATCCGTTTTCATCCAACAAAGCAATAGCAGAAGCTCCATATCCTTTCCCACGTATGATTACTCTAGGTGGTTTTTGATACGGACACCCTCTATCAATAATTGGTATGCTAACGATTGCCCCAGATTCATTCGTGACAGGAACACCAGCTGATGGAGATGTTATACAAGGTTTAATAACATCAGGAACCACAACAGGAGGTTCAACGATTTCTCCCAACACAATAATTTGTGCCGAAGCTCCAGTCCCATTGATAACAAAAGTGATCACTTCATTGCTTTCAATTTCTAAGTCTTTATTAATACCAATATAAATTTTTGCTGTGTTATTATAAACAACAAACGTATCAAACAGTACACCATTAATAATATCAGATGATTTTAACGAAGGACCATACAAAACATATTGTAATTTAGTTCCATTAGGAACATTAGTTGTGGTGATAGTAAATTCTGCTGTTTCTCCTTCCTCATATTCAATTTTATCAGATTGAACAAAGAATGTTGGGGTAACAACAGTGCCCACAGGATCTTGAATTGTTTTATCTGGCTCAATTATTACCGTAGTAAAATCTCCATTATCAACACCAGTAATGGTGAAGATTAATAGTTCCGACTGTTCTATATCAGAATCTGCCGTTAACTGTACGTTTACTGTAGCTTTATTATCAACTACAGTAAACGTGCCAGATAATTCATACTCGATAATATCAGTTTCTGTAATGCCTGGTCCAGAAAGTTCGTATGTAACTACCGTATTGTTGGGAACATTATAGGATGTTATTGTATAAACTATCGTTTCTCCCTCAGCATAAACATTCTTATCAGCTTCTACAAAATAGTATGGTTCTACTGGAATATCATCACCCAATATAGAAACACTAGCGAAAACATTTGTATCATCAATGCCAAAGATTAATCTTTCTGTTGGGTCTGGTATGTTTTCTGTTGATATAGTTCCATCATCATTTACAATTTCACCAACTAAATCATTGTCTGTTGTTGTTGTAATTTTAACAGTTGCTTTGTTATCCACAACAATAAATGATCCTGTAAGTTGACCACCAACAATATCAGCAGCAACAACATCACCAAAAATAGTATAATTTAATTCAGTATTATCTTTTACATTTTTAGTAAAAATATTGAATACTATTTCCGTGCCCTCATAATAAAATGTTTTCTCTGGTATTACTGTATACAATGGCACAGTAGGAATAATATTGTTCACTGGAGTCAAAGTTGTTACTGGTGTTGTAACAAAATTTGATGGTGGTTTGATTATAGATGTTGTAGCAGGAGTCAAACCATTAGGTGCCTCAAAATCAAATCCTCCCACAGGAGGTTGTATAGAATTTAAATCATAATTTAAAATTTCACATTCAAAAATTGTTCCGTCAGGAAATATAGTTCTTGATCCCTCTGGGGTAACAGATTCTGATAATCTAATAGCAAATTTTTCTATGCCTTCATCAACATCATCAGCAAGAGTTTTAAATGTTATTGTTTTTTGATACTCGCCAGGAGCAAACCCAATTGTCCCTCCAGTATTTGGCTTAATAAAATCCACTCCTTCTGTAGCAGATAAATTAACAACTTGATATTTTATACTAGAAGAAAGTAAAGTATTTCCTTCTCTTATAATAGTAAAAACAGCATCTTGTCCTTCAACTACTTGAAGATCATTTGATTTGTAGGCAAAAACTTTTTCCAAACTTGTAGGAGAAGCATCTGTTGGTACATCTCCTGGAGGTTGAAAGATGCCCCCAACAAATACGATGCCTGTTTCTTCATCAGCTGGCGATTCTTTTGATTCGGCACAAACAGAAGTTCCTGCCAAAGGACCATCTTCAATTTGTTTGAGTAATTTATCAAGCCAATCTTCAGTGTCTTCAGAACCACAGTCAGTACACTCCTTTGAAACTTTTTCACACTCAGCATTCGGACCATCACAAGAAATACCTAGCAAATCAAAGACAGCACTTATAGCCGATCCAATAATGTTTAATGGGGCAGCTAAGATACTTAAGAAATCTTGTAGTGGTCCTAAAACTACAGATAAAATTTCTTCAAGACCATTTAATATTTCACTAATAATAGATTCAATTACAGCATCAATCAAACAAGTGGCGGCATTGAATGCCTCCATAAAAATTTCTAAAAGTAAATCAGTCAACCAAGATGCTAGCCTATCAGTAAAATCAGCAATACTACAACCCAAATCATCAAGAACTTCATTGATTGTATCAATGACTGGCTTTAATCTACTTTCTTTTTTAGTAATTGGTGTAAAAGGTTCAACTCCTAGGTCGGGAGCAACTGGTCCGGTATTAACATTGCCTAGGGCATCTGTAGTAGCAACGTCCACAGTTAATGCTAAGTCAACCAAGCCATCTATGCCTTGTCTAACAACTTTTATTATCTCGCCCTTTGCTCTAGACACAAAACTAGAAACTAATCTAGTTGCTTTATTAACATAGCCTCTAGCAACATTTGTATAGTTATCTAATTCTCCATTGATTTGACTCACATAATAGTCGCCAAGTTGCCCACCAGATTGTTGGTTAGCAGCAAGCATTTCTGATAAAATATTTTTTAATCCACCAGACAAATCAGATTCAGAACCACATTTTGGATTAGCAATTTCAACACAAAGTTTAGAACCAGTTGGATTAGTTGATGTATTCTCAGCAAACAAAGCATAGAAACTAGCAGGAGCTTGTCCAGGAATAGCAGCAGCAATTACTCCAGCTTGTCCAGGTTTTGTGTACTCCGAATCATCTTTCTCCGTATTACCTTCCGATTTCTTTCCTTCAGGTAGAGGCTCATGCTTATATGGATTTCTTTCTGGATCAAAATAGGTGGTGAATGATTTACATGTGCCACCTGGATTGGGATCTTTTTCATAATTTTTAATTAATGTAGATCCAGCAGTATGACCAATAGATCCCATGATAATTGGCTTCTGCTTATCAGCATCCATGTAAAAGCCAATCACCCAGTTACCTTGTCTCAAATCAACCGAAGCACCAGTAACACCACCGTCAGTAAAGGGAGCGGTGACTGGCATCATTACGTTTGCCCAAGGCAATTCGGTTGTTGGTGTAGCATCACAATCTTTTAGATGCTGACCAACAATTCTTACACGATACCTACCAGAATTTTTAGGATCATCATGCTTATTTGATTCAACCTGACCAATCCACCAGTTGAATCCATCCGATCCTATCTGATTTACTGGAAATAGCGAGGATAATACGGGATCCATATCACACTGAATTTATATACTATTTATTGTGTTTTGGAGGCATAATCTTTCATGCCATATGAATCTCTAATTAAAGTTAAGAACGTATAGCATCTTCTCTGCTTAGGATTAAATACATGATTAACCTCAGAAATTAAATACGTTCCGCTATGTTCTGGATCATATTTTTCAACTATCTTTTGTTGCTGTGTTACCTGATTAGGAATCATGATGTCAATTACATCTCCAACTTTAATTGCTGGTGATCCGTTAAGTTTTATTTTTACTTTTTGATTTGTTAATGAATTCAATCTTGATATAGATTGTGCCATGTAAAATTTTTGATAATCAGGAAATTGAGTTGCTCCATTTTCACCATCTCTTTTTTCTGGGGAAGCAGCTTCTTCACCATCAAACCATGTTTCGTGATCTAATATCATACTCATAACACGAGTAGGATACTTAGATAATTCTTTTTGACCATAAGGCAATCCTTTTTGGGATCCCATATGTTTCATACTATCGTAAGCTTTGTCTAGTGAATAAGTATACTCTTCATATGCTCCAGTGCTGAAGTTGTAGTAACAAATTACTGAAGAGAATGCTCCTGTTCTTAATTTAGTTAGAATATCAATCTCATTTAAAAAATCAATTGATAATATCTTTTTATCTGGAGGAGAGTTTACATCAATTGGTTCTTGAAAATAAGTTCCAGCAGAATTAACACCAGAACATAGAGTATCAATTGATTTAAACACATACCCATCCTTGTTTTCAAAGAAAAAATAACCAGCACTACCAGTTACACTGCCGTAGTCAGAACTATCAACTGGTTTTAAAGAAGATACAGTTTTATTATCAGAAGGAGATGACTTAGAAGATTTTTTACTTTCTGTTACTTTAGATGTACTAGAATCGGAAACAGATTTTGATTGAATACTATTGATGATAGCAAACGGAGATTTTTTTCCGGCATTAAAAATGATATTAAATTTAGTAGTTTCCACTTCCAAATCTTTATCTGTTTTTAAATAATCTTTTAGCAAGTCACTCACAATTTTATTAGATTTGCCACTCAAGGTTTTCGTAACTCGGATCCCTTCGTTGAGAAGTCCTTCTTGAGAAATCAAACCTAAGGTATACGTTTGGAATCTTTCTGCTCCAAATCTACTACCAATTTTATAAACTCTCAAGTCATACTCATGCTGTTCATTGTTTGGAGCAATCAGATTAATTACAACACGCTCAGTTCCCTGGATAGGTAGTGATGATATTAAATTAGATCCCGAATCTACCATAACTAACGTGCCAGATATGACAGGAGATGTAATGCTTTCGAAGTAATCAAAACGCTGAACTAAATCAGTAATATCATATGACTCACTTGATTTTACTCGGTATATAACAACACTTTTTAATTGAAAACTAGAAGCATAAGGTTTTAAATTATCTGACATTATCCTACACCTAACGAGAATGAATTACTAAAGAAATCTTGAGTAGGATTTCTACCAGATTCTACCCCACCATCAGCAGATGGTTGAGGACTCGAACCAGCAGAAGCAATTTGTTGCCCACCACCTGTATTTAATACAGTTATTCCTCCACCAGAAGATTTTGAAGATGAAGTTGAAAGAGAAGATATCTGTTGTCCTGCTTGTGGTGGAGATATTTGTTGCCCACCGTTAGTAGATTTAAAATATTCCACAATTGCTTTACCTTGTGGTTTAGACATATCTAGTTTTGTAGGACCATCATAAAAATCAAATCCAGTTGCTGTTTTATGTGCTTTTATTGTTCCATATTCTGGGTGGGTGAATTGTCTTTCTTGACCAACTTTAAGACCATAATTACTCGTTATTGCTTGACCAAGTTGTGCTGGTGTTGGAGGTGCTGATTGAGAAGGTGAGGGAGCATTAAATAATCCAGATGGCGCTGCTTGTGCTCCTCTAGCCATCTGTGTTCTAGATCCATAAGCAGCAAAAAAATCATTATCTGATCCACCGCCTCTAGAAACAGATCCAGCTCCCCCTAATCCTCTACCCAAAAATTCAGTTCTGCCGCCAACATGTCTAGCAGCATTTTCTCTCAATTTAGCATCAGAAATTGCTTTAGCAGATGAGCGATACATTTGTCTTGCCTGTTCTTCAGTTACTGGTCTACCTCGTTTAGAATAATAATACATGATTGCTTTTGCAGCATCATCCTCGTTTTTAATATTCTTAAATACATCTGCCACTTTTGCTCCCTCGCCACTACTAGCATTCGGATCTTTAAAAGCTACTTGATATTGATTATCTCTAGTTAAAATTTCTGTAATAGATTTCCCATACATTTGACCAGTATCTCCCAATCTATTATATACAGATTGAGCAACATCAGCTTGTCCTTGAGCAGACCCAGATTCTAGAGCAGCAATAGTTGCTAATGTGGCAAAATCTTGACCACTTCCACCTGGACCGTTTCCTGTTGTGTCATCATCTGTAGTAGTATCTGTTGGTCTATTATTAATACTATTACCAAGTTTTTCAAGTAACTTACCAAACCCATCAGTGAGTTTAGCAAATAAATCTTTCTTGGATTCGCCGTCTTCTTTTTGTTCTTCCTCCCCAACAGCTCTTCTTGAAGTGCTTCCCTTAGCAGCACTTACTATTGTTGGAGGCAATCCAAATACGTTGGCAATAGGTCTCGATACTCTTTCTATTTCGGGGTTTATATTTGCTCCTTCCCCACCCAAACTTTGCATATACTTTGTAGTTGCCGAAAGTAATGTACCTCCAGCAGCCATCATTGGTAACGACATCACATCAACCATTGATTGAGTTAATTTAGAACTTTCGGTAGTTCCTCCTCCAGCATTACCAACAATGTTTTGAGTAGTATTAAATCCAAACTTAGACGTTATGGGAGCAGAATTTACTGTGCTATTCCCCATTTCATACTTAGGATAATTATTAACAATTTTACTGGTGCCCATTTCATACTTGGGCATTGATTCAATACTTTTTGGAGTGGCAATAGGCTGTTGTGGTTTAGGTCTAACCTTCCCATCAATAGCACTAGGTTCTCCTTGTGTATAATTATTATCTAATGGAATGACCATTTCGTTGCCATGAAGTTTGGCAAGATACCCACTGTCAGGACCAGAAATAATACCGCCAGTTTCTGCTTGTGGTATGTCATTCTGCTCGTAAGCAGACATTTGCTGGAACTCCATGTCCTGAGCAGAAGTTGCTGCTATTTTACTCTCATCTTCTTTAGTAGTGAGGTCATCAAAATTAACTATACTAGCAGCATCTTTTTGTCTTTCTAATTTATTTTCAGCAGATTTTGCTTCAATTTTATCTACAGATTGTTTTTGGTATTGAGTTTGATTAGATAAAACATCAACAATTTTTTGTAATTTATCTTCTAAAGAATCATTACTTGTCTTAAGCTGCTGGTGCATCATGCCTTGTAAGACAGATGAATGAACCATCTGATCAGCAATTACTTTATTTTTTTCTGATATAGATTCAGCAACTCTCTCAATTGAATCAGTAATAGCAGAAAGAGAATTTAAAATATCTTCTTTACTTACACGATTACTTCTGGAAGTTGCTTTTTGTATTTTCTTTCTTGCTCCTGGCTTAACCCAATGACTTTGTGGTCTAGTCATCGGATCGTCTACAAATCCTTCGTATAATAGTTTAAATTTATCTCTAAATGTTTTTGGCTTATCACCAGATTTAAACATATCAAAGATCGCTTGTGATCTTTCAAACTTGTTTAGTTTATTCCTGCCTGATTTGCCAGTGGCAGCAGATTTAAATAAGTCAGCACGAGATTTCCAAGTTTGTAACTGTGCTTGTTTCTTAGCTTTAAATTCCCCGCCAAACTTCCATCTTAATGCTTTCTTGAAAAAATATCCTCGTTGTATTCCAGATTCTTCTAGTGAGGTTTGATATTTTTCTGCTACTGATTCAGCGTATTCCCTTTCTTGCTCAGCAAGTTTTCTTGCCTCAAGCACCTTACTAATAACAGCACCAATGTGATTAGTATCTTTTCGAGTATCTGTAAAACCCTGTGTGCCTGCCGACATTTATACTATTCTCCTATCACAGTATTTATTTCTCATCAGGCGTTTAATCTTTGTAACATCAAACTTTTTAATAACTCAGAAGAACTAACTCCACCCATTTGAATAATTTCTGTTCCTCCGGAAGAAGGCATTGCTGGCATTGGCGAAGATTGATTATTAATTAATACCGTATTGCTTTCAGATTCTTGTTCGTATCTAGATAAACTAGCAATTTGACTACCTTGATCCAATGACGCCTTAGGGAGCCACGTATCTCCCATTCCTCTTCCTGGCTTCGGTGTTCCTGGACTAAATGGCTTATCTTTAACTTCATTATATTGCCTTTCTATTTCTTGCATCCATCTCGGAGTTTTAGGAACTCCTGCTCCATACGTAGCAGCAACCATGCCATCCATGCTTCCATCGGATTCTAATGTTTGTGCTACTAATTTCTCAGCAATTGTAGAAGTAGAAGATACTTGCTGAGGAGTTGCCATAGAAGATGGTGGAGATGACGGCGGAGTTTTATCAGAAACTTCAGTTCCACTATGGTTTTCAATTTCAGCTGGATTTTTAGGTGCTTTCACAGAAAGCCCAGGAACTTTTCCTGCCGCTATATCACTCATCTTTAAAGATCCTCTCACAATTGGTTCTGGATCAACATGTCGCCCATTCACAATAACTTCAAAGTGTAGGTGTGGTACAGAACTAATATCATCCATTGCTGTAATTTTAGCAATTTGTTGTCCAGCTTTAACTTGATCGCCAACTTTTACAGATGGATGTACGTGTAGATAGCGGGTTTCCATACCATTAGAATGTTTCACATATATTCCTTTGCTCCACCCACCTCCAGGTAATTTGCCAACATCAATTATACCAGTGACAGTTCCTGGCAAAGCAGATACAACTTTCATTCCAGGAGGACCAACAAGATCCCTACCTTTATGTTTTCTCTTTCCTCCATCTCTAGAAGCACCAAACTTAGCACCAGGATAATCTTCCATAACCCCACCTTCCATTGGGTTTACTATATTTCCTTCCAAATCTCCATCAATTCCTGTGCCATCATAATCTTCTGGGGGCAACAAAGGGTTTCTGTTATTAATATTCTTTAGTATACTAAGGAATTTTTCATCTGGATCTATCATCTTTAATAATTTTTCAGCAAAATTATCTTCATCTGTTGTTTCTAATAATTGTTTTTCTTGACCAGAGAATTCTTCTTGATCACCACCTGTTCTTTTTTCCCTAACTTTTTTCAATTCATTATCTATCTTAGGCAAAGTACCACCAACATTGGTTTGAGCTAAAGTAGCAGGAACATCATATTGTCTCGCCATTTGTGTTGATACACCTCTCAATGAAGGTGCTATGGGAGCAGCTACAGCACCAGCAGAATTAATATACTCTGTGGTCGAAGCAATCATTATGCCACCAAGAGTATTCAATGGTGACATATCAATAGCATCACGATTAATAATTGCTTCAGTACCATGAAGTATTGCCGTTCCTGGTTTAGTTAATCCACCAGTTTCATACTGATTATCAATTTGATCTGCTCCAGTAAGCTTATCGGCAGCATCGGAAGCGGCATTTCCAGCAAAAAATCCACCAACAAGCCCAAGAATTCCACCAATGGCAGAGCCTATAGCAGCTCCAGGAGCAGCTCCAATACCAAAGAAAGGTAATCCTAAAGCAGCACCTATCGCTGCCCCTGTAGCAGCTCCAGCAGCACCCCCAGCGGCAGCCCCACCTAGGCCAGCACCAACACCAGCCAACGCTTGAACATCGGATTGTCCGGCAGCCTTTCTATCAGAATATTCCCAAGCAGCAAATGCTTGTCTTACTCCAGGAAGTCTTGTTCCAACAGATTTTACTGATCTCAAATTACCAACAGCTTTACCTGCTCGCTTAGGCAACATTTGGGTAACTCTATTAGCAGCAGAAGTTTTTAATTTGTCAGGAACCCTTTGAAGTTTTCTTGCTTTAGTCCTTAAGGATCTTAATTTTTTTGGAGTTTTTCTGTATAATTTTCTGAGAAGTTTTCTTCTATAATATAATCCAATTTTAGATTGCCTTTTTGATTTACCACCACCTTGTGTAAGATCTCGAAAGTCAGAAGACCCAGCAGCATCACGCTGTGCTTCTAATTTAGATTCATTCGCCTTTCTTTTTTCTGCTTCATCAAGTTCTTCAGAATGTTGTAACTGTCTTTCAAAATGTTCCAATATCAAATCAAATTTAGATGCCAAAAGATCTGTCTGATTACTTATTAAATCACCGACAGCAAGTTGTGTATCAATGTTTGCTCTTATTAATGTATTCTGTTCTTCTAAATTACGATTTACAATGTTTAATGTTTCTTGTATTCTTCCAAAGTTTACGGTAATAGAATCCAGAATTTTTTTGTTGCTAGCGTAAGAAGATTCTTTCTTAGGTTTGTTTATTGTGTCAGTTAATTTTTCAGTAATACTTTTTGTTTCGTTTTCATCCCCATCCAATATGGCTTGTATGTCTACATCAGCATCAGCCATAGGATCTTCTTCATCCTCGGCAGCATCGATGATTTCTTCTTCAATATTATCAGCTACTTCTTTTTCGGAAATTTGTTCTTCATTTCTAACCTCATTTAATAGATCATCTAATCCATCAAAATCTTCTTCAAGATCTTCATAGTCTTCCTCATCATCTTCCAGTACAAAATCTTGATCGACAGCATCAATATAAACATATGGATACTCTTCTTCCACACCAGGAAGAGAAATAGTTTCTCGAATTTGATCTAATACTTTCTCACGGTGGTTATGTATTTGTTCAAACGTTAAGCCTAAACTTTTTAACCAATCAAGAACTTCTCTTTGCTTTGCTCCTTTCGGTAATGAAGATTTGCCAGCAAAGTATACGGCATGATCAATATCATTTTCAAATTCTGGTTGCCATCTACCAGCAGTTCCCTGTATATAATGAGCTGGAGGAATTTTTATTGTAAGTTCTTGAGAAACTCTTTCTGGTGTATTAAGTTTCTCAATTTTTTTCTTTAATTCTTCTTCTTGTTTTCTTTTAAACTCTTCAAACTTTTCCTGATCTTGTCTAAGAATCTCATCAATAGAATCCATGATCTCGTCAGATGTTTTTTCTAAAGCATCTTCAAGATCAGTTTCTATTTTTACAGCAAATTCTTTACCATCATCAACAAATTTATCTGCTGGAGTGTATACAGTTGTATCTATAAATTCTTCTGTGCCAGCAGAGATTTTATAAAACTCTTTTAATTTTCTTCTTATTGATAAAATACCTGGAGTCTCTCTACCAACAATTAAATCACTATCAATACCATCATAATAATCTGGTAGTTGTGATGGCACCAACCAATTTTCAGATTCCTCAATTAGCTTCTTAGCTTTTTCTATGCCCTCAGTTGTGTGAGGAAAAACACCATAGGCAATAAGAGTTCCAACAGCAATTTCAGTATTGTCCCTGCCGTTTTTTATTATTGGTTTTATCGCCTTCTCGGGTATCATTGATTAGCTGCTCTCTTTGCTTCCTCTTCCTTAAGATGTTGAATTAACAAAGATGTATACACTTCTCTTTCCCAAGGAATAAGATTTTCTACTTCTGCTAAAGAGTATTTATGATACTGAATCAAAGCAAAATTAGTTCTAAAGTACCCCTCCAGGCTATTCTGGAAGAGTGCTATACGAAAAAATTCTGTAGTCCCTCAATTGTATATTCGGATTCTTCGCCAGTGTTTGGATTAATTACTTTGAATTTATGAATTAGCCTAGGCATAGTTTCATAGAATTTTTGTAATGGTTCAAATTGTTTAGCAGTAAGACCTTCTATAAACTCTCTCATTTCTTTTTTAGAAGTTGTAGAAGAATCCCACACCTCTTCACTGTTAAAAATTTGATCAACCGAATCAGCAATAAAATTAATTACTTCATCAGTTTTAATATCTTTATTCAAAAATTCAGAATCAATAAATCTATCCATGCCAGGATAATTCAAAACAATGCCTGTGATATCATCAAGCATAATTTTATTAGTGTGTCCTTCAGGTTTAAACACATTAACTTCATTCAAATTAATGGTTACTTCAACTTGAGTCTTATTGTCATCTTGACAAGTGACAATCATACTAATTTCTTCTCCAACCGAAGCAGCACGAATTCGTAAAAAGATATATTCCAAATCAAAGCTAGGCAAGTCATCAACTTTAATCCTAGTTTGAACACAATTTTTAATCAGATCTTTGACGGCATTTTTAATCTCTTTTTCATCTTCAGATTCTAATGCCAGTAGTAAAACCTTTTCTTCCTTCACTACAAAAGGTCTGTACTTAATTGTTTTGCCTGTGGATGGCAACTCTAATTCGTAAGTAGGAATTCCAATTTTTGGTAATGCCATAAAACTTTATTTCAATTCGTGTAATTATTTATCCTCTATAATTACGGATGTCGTAGTTGTAATATGTGTGGCGAGTATAATAAAAGCTAGCACTCACTCTTGTTATTTGTGATGATCCATAAGACATAGGAACAGCATCTATGGAATATGGATATACATTTTCAAGCACACAAACTAAAGAAACTCTTTCATTTGGAGCATTAGCTCCTCGTTCTGCTTTTGATATTCTTAACGTAGTTTGATATTGATCAGGATATCTAAGGCGATTTGTTCTGTTAATTAGTTTTGTTTTGGCGTCATTTGCTTTAGCATCTCTCAAAAATCTATCGGTTCCAACTCGATTTTCAATTTTATCTTGCCCAAAAATATACTCGTGCCAAGCGTTTAAAAATTTAAATGGGATCATGTTAGCATCACACATCCACGAAAGATTGAAGTCACTTACTATTCTAGTATGAGGATAATTGATAGTACCTTCTCCCAAATACCTTCCAGTAATTTGCCCAGTAGCAGCGGAAATATTCGGTAGTTGTGCTTCGTCACAAAACAAATTAATTAATGCTCCGGCTTCCCCACTATCACTTTTAGCAGGCAAATCTACTCCAATAGTTTTTATATATTTTTCTAGATCAACTTTTCCACGAAAATCAAATTCAACATCATAGCCATTCGACATTGCCATGCCGCCATTCTTAGCTATGGCTGATATGAAGTTGTCTATTGATCCTTTTGCCACTCTAAATATAGTCGGAGGGATATATTTATTTATGGCTTATTCTGGAATCTACAAACCAAAGAATCCAAAAAAATATAGAGGAAACCCTACAAGAATTATCTACCGTTCTATGTGGGAGCGGAAGTTTATGGTGTTTTGTGATGGCAACGATAGTATTGTAGAGTGGGGAAGTGAAGAAGTAATTATTCCCTATCGTTGTCCTACTGATGGTAGAGTTCATAGATACTTTCCAGACTTCTACATCAAAGTTAAAAATAAAGAAGGAAATATTAATAAGTATTTGATTGAAGTTAAACCAAAAAAACAAGTTGCTGGTCCAGTCGAGAAACCAAAAAGAAAAACTGCTGCTTGGAAAAGAGAAGTCCTAACCTACATGAAGAACCGTGCCAAGTGGGCAGCAGCAGAAGACTTCTGTGAAGATAGACAGATGAAGTTTTTAATTCTCACAGAAGATCATCTAGGAGTATAACATGGCAGCTAAGAATAATTTAAAGCCAAAATCATATGCTAAAGATGCTATTGATAGATGGTCTTATTTGAGCGGTCATGAGTTACCATCATTAAGTAATTACACTCGTGATCAAATACGTGCTCTTGCTTCTAAGTATGGCATAAAACGTTACTCTTCATACAAAGATATGAATGAGTTAGCACAAGCGGTAAGTGAAACTGAGGGATTTAAACAAGCAGGAAAAAAACAAAGGCGATTAACGATATTTGAAAAAATAAAAGAAGAAACTGAGGGAGAAGCAAAAAATTTACTATGGTACAAAGCAAAACTTAAAACGTTAAGTGCTAGTGTTCAAACAGAGCCCTCTCGTATGAATGAGCAGGAAAAATTTGATTCAATTGGAGCGTTGGTTAACCAAGATCAGAATGTAAATCGTCGTAAATTATTTCCTGGTCACTTATGTTTTTTCGAATATAAAGCAGAAACACCAGACCTTCCGTACTATGATAAGTATCCTTTATTATATGTAATGAAAGTATCTGGTGGAGAATTTTGGGGAGCTAATTTACATTATCTAGAACCAAAGAAAAGATTAATCGTTGTGAATAAATTGGAGAAAGGTCAGATAGATATTCCCAAAGTAATCATTCATAAATATCTTTATAAAAGATGTAAAAGTTTGTTCTTAGATTTAGCGAAAGAAGAATGGGTGTCTGCTTCTGCTCTTCCTGTAGAAGATTTCGTGCTAATGAAAGGTGATGGAAAAATTGAATACCCAAAAGAATATGTTTGGGAAGAGATTAACCAACACTGGAATGATCGTATCAAAGGCACAAGGATCATAAAAGGAACTAACAGGAAAGACATAGAGAGGGTCAAGTAATGCCACAGTTAGGAGAAAAAAAAGAAAACGCCGCTGGCACAGTTCCTGGATTTTGGGATGGTACTAAGTATGTGCCGGAAGCAGTGTGGGCAAAAAGTGAAAACAATCCTGCTAATAAATCGGGAGGAGGCAGCAACCCAACAAAAGAAGAACCAATTAAATTAAACATACAACTACCAAATAATCGAAGCAGTTCTGTAAGATATCCTTCTGACCCAGCGGCAATCGAAGCAGATAGTGATTATGTATTGTTTAGTTTTTATAGCTACGCTCCACCTTTTGGAGGAGGAAGAGATACTCCAAATAGAGCAGATGCAAATTCAGCATCAAAATCTCCCAGTAACCCATGGGGATATTCTAACTACCAAGATTCCAGTGATAGATCATATAAAAATCCTTCTGGTTTAAAATCAGTTATTCTTTATATGCCAGAAGATATTCAAACTCAATTTGGGGCTGGATGGAATGGAGCTGGGTTTGGAGCAGCGGCTGCTGGTATGCTTGGAGTTGCTGGATCTATCAATAACCAAAAAGATTGGAGTGCTTTAGTTCAAGCAGGAACTAGCTCAGCTATGGGTGGGGTAAAAGCAGCTACGTTTAATGCTCTTATTTCTGGAATAAATGCTGTTGCTGGAGCAAATATTAATTTAAATCAAGCCTTAGGAACAGTTACAGGAACAATCTTAAACCCTAACGTAGAACTTGCTTACGAAGCACCCAAACTAAGAAACTTTAGTTTGAAATTTAAACTGGTTCCTCGGACAGGAAAAGAAGCTAAAGATATAAAACAAATTTGTAATATATTTAAAAAAGCAATGCTTCCTAAATTTGGAGGTCAAGCAATTTTTGGCGCTTCTCAAGAAACAGCAAATCTAATAACGATTCCAGATCTTTGTCAAGTTCTTTTTATGAAAGGATCTGGCATTCATCCATTCTTACCAAAATATAAATTGTGTGGTATTACTGACGTAAGTATTAACTACACTGCTGCTGGGGCATACGCCACAATGGGAGACGGTTCTCCAGTGGCAACAGAATTAACCATATCATTCCTAGAATCAAAGTTAGTATTTGCTGGCGAAGTAGATACAGAAACAGGAGAGGGTATCTAAAATGTATTTCTCATTCATTCCTAATATCGAGTACGATAAAAAACCAATTCAGTATCCATTCTCTGAATCTGATTTTGTTGTAGCTAAAAATTTCTTCAGAAGATATCAAGTTAACCCAGATGTATTTTCTTATGCAGTATACTTTAAAAAGTATTCTATAGAAGAAGGAGAGCGTTTAGATACTATAGCAGAAAAAGCATATGGAAATCCTTTCTTTGATTGGGTTATTGCTTTGACAAACAATATGATAAATCCATTATTTGATTTACCATTAAGTCAGAATGACCTAAGAAAATTTTTAGAATCTACATACGACGATCCTTATTCAACAATAAAACATTATAAAGTTATCGATGATAAAGAACAAACACAAATGTTTGGTCAAGTAATATTGAAAGGTGGCACAATTGTAGATGAAAATTTTTATAACTCAGAAGAGACATTTGTTATCGATACGTTACCACAAACAGAACCTACGGTAGAAACAATACCAATATCTAAAATTATAGATACAAGAATTCCAGGAAACATTTTAGATTTTAATGGTACATACATTGCTACAAACGGAACTGGAGCAGGAGATGATGGTGGCTTTGGTATTGGCAATCATCTAAAATTTGGTGAGATTAAAAGTGGCGAAAGATGGGCAACATTAAAACCAATTGATGCTACAAATTTGAATACAATAACTGGATTAGTAATTCGTGGAAACGATCTTAATGGTGGAGAAACACCAGACATTGCTGGTCAAGAAGAACTAAGAATACAATATCAAGTCGGTTCTACTAACCCATCTGGTTGGATTAATATGGGTATTATTGTACCAACAACAGACGATGGAGCCGGAAATGCTGGAAATGAATTGAATCTATACTCGGTTAATATACCTCAAGGAGCCAAGCAAAATAATACTTACTTTAGATTATATCAAGCAAATAGTAGTGGTCCAGGAAACGATCATTATGGAATACGTAGTATAGAATTTATTGGTTCATACCAAAAAACCACTCCATTAGATTATGAAGTGGTAGAATTAAGCCCAACGTCGTATTTAATTGATGGAGTTTACTGGAAGTACGATGGAGAAAATTGGAAAAGAAAAACCGGAAATGGAATCAAATATTTTAATGGCACTACTACAGTAGAAATAAATGGGGTTCAAATATGTAGACCAGTATATGTATTTGAATACGAAGAAGAACAGAATGAAAAAAAGAGAGAAATTTATTTACTCAAACCAACATACTTAGATGCCTTTTTATCTGATTTTAGAAAGACAAATCTTTATGGCAAGTCAAGTGATTTTATTAATAATAGATTAAAGAAAACCGGCATATAAAAAAAGGGGGCGTAAGCCCCCTTTACTTTTATCAATCTTCTTCAGCAAGACGAGCGAAGTAGCTCAGAGCATCATCGTCATCGTCTGACTTGAACGAAGGAAGATCAACATCACGTTGCCGAGTTGAAGCAGCAACAGGAGCAGGATCTTGCTCTTCTTCTTGCTGAGCCTGACGAGTAGCAGGAGCAGCACCAAGAACACTATTCATTCGAGTCTCAAGATCTTCATAAGATTTGAACTCACTAGGAGCAACAAATGCTTCCAACGAATATGCTTGTTTCCAGATAGCTTCCATTTCATCATCATCAGAACTGAGCACTGCTGGCGAAGAAAACTCAGAAGCATCGTAGTTCCAGTAACCACCAACGGTCTTGATTTTAATCTTGAAGTTGGCGCCTTCCCAGAAGTCAAAGACGTTCACAGGAGTTTCATCTTGAAACTCAGGTTGCATAGCAGCAAGAATCTTATCATGAATCTTCTTACCATACTTAAACAAGAACACCTTACCATTGTTGTCAGGATTCTTAGGATCATTCACAACATAGATGTTGCTGTAGTAAGACAGTTTACGCTTACGATCACGAGCAACTGCTTTATCAGATTCATGACCACTGTTCCACAGTTTAGTATTGCCAGCACAAACGGGACACTTATCACCGTTTGTTGTGGGACAGTTATCAATCAACCATCCACCAGTGCCTTTGAAGGCATGAGTATAAAGTTTAGCCCACGGCACTGACTCCCCTTCAGGAGCAGGCAGAAAACGAATAACGGCATAGCCGTTACCAGAAGCGTCAAGTTCGGGCTTCCAGAGCCTCTCGTCGGCACCTGATTGAGTGCTGGACTTTTCAAGTTCCTTCTGAAGAAACTCAAAATTGCTCTGGGACTTACGCTTAAGATCAGCAAAAGACATACGGATTTCCTTGGATAATTGGATTTGGCTTGTGTGACGCTGTATCACCTAGACATCATAGCACAGGTTCAGGGTAGCGTCAATCCTCCTGAACCTCTAGTTGTTCTTTCATGACACGGACTTTTTCCAGAAGGTCATCGAACATGGAACCCATGCTTTGATTTGGGGTGGCACCAAGCATTACAGCAGCCTGCTTCATACTTTCCGCCATCTCCATTGCTTCTGGATCATCGCTCAAACAAATTCTAGCATGAAAAATTTTCTGTTTTTCAATCAGTTGTTCCATCACTTCAAAATATTGAAGTTTCTTTTCTTTATTTAAGACAGCAAAGGCAACCATCGATCTCATACAAAACTGTTGAAGTTCTGCCATTTCTTGAAGGTCCCCTCTCACCATTTCAGATTTAAAAAAGTTTCCCATAATTAAACAAGCATAAGTTTTGCTTTCGATGTTTTTTTCATAAAGTTTAATTTCTGAGC